TTCTGCACCTCACCGTGCATCAGCACATTTTGAGGATTTACAGAGATATCGTAGGTCATGCAGAGATAGGCCACCAGGTAAGTGAAGGTCTGCATTTGGTCCGCTTTAATCGGATATTTCCAGCGTTGAATGGCGACTCGCTAGCACCTCCACCCATGCCCGTCACCGAAACGCCGATAACGGCTTTTCCGTTGAAGGCGTTGAAGTGCCAGCAATGTGGGGCATAGTTCCGCAGCGGCGGTATGTTATCCGCGATGGAATGATCGCCGCGATGGATCTCGCTCTCTTGGTCCACGATGAAGTGGTAATCCTTTTTGTCGAGTTGAGAAACCTTGGCAGCCCCACCGGTCCAATGGCACACGATGGCTTCGACCGGTACGGTCGGCAGGGGCCCCACGATCTGGCGTAGGGTGGAAAGGGTGAACTTCATTTTAAGACTTGAAAATGCGCCGCCACTGAAGAAAGTTGCTCGCGTACAATGGAGGAACCATAGCCACAAAACACAGCCTCGAAAGGTTTGTGACGCCAAACTTCGATTCCAAGAAATTCAGGACTAAGCCCAAAATAAGGAAGGCAACAAGCAGCTTGTTAAAGCGATTTTGAAGGAAATTCTTCATGCGGTCGGTTCGTCGTCCGGAGTCGCTTTCAGGCCCAAATAGCCCAAAAGCGAACCGCCGACGATTTTCCAGAGTTCCGGGGGAACCGGTTGATGGGTGAAGAGGAGGCCGAAAACGGCCAGGGCGCTGAAGAGAGTGACAGTTAAAACAAGAGCGCAAATAGCGACGTGAATCGCGGGGGGGACTTTGATTTTCATGAAGGGAAACGGGTCTCTGGAGTCGAACCAGATTGCGCTACGCCTAGCGGCCGTTCAGCGTAACTGCATCACCGAAATGCTTTTCCCGTGGAAGTCACGCAGCTGGCCACAGCGGCCAAGCGTTGCGGTGGGCCTGTTGGATGTGAGCGGCGTTACCGCCTTTCACGGCCCGTTCGAGCTTGACCAGGGCGCGCCTCTGGCCGGGCTTCGGTTGAGGGCGGGTGAACTTACGACGAGATGATTTGTGGGATTTGAAGGAAGTCTTTAGGGGAGGCATGGCGGGGGATGATACAAACGAGAAAAGCGACCGCACTCGTAAAACCGAGGAACGCAGTCGCTTTAGACCGGGCTTTCGGGCCGGTGCCTATTTCTGGATTTGGTTGCGGCTGGCTCGGTGCGCCGAACTCAAACTCAGAACTGATCTGGTTTAAATGAAGCGCAAACGCTGTTTCGCTTCGAGACGCCGGGCGGCGCGGTTCATCTTAGGCGCTTTACCGATGGCGGCGAGTTTCAACAGCTTCGCGGCATATTCGCGGCGGGCCTGCATCAACCAGGCGCGGCAGCCACGGCGACCGCAGACGGGATATGATGGCTCCGCAATGTAAATCGGGGGCTTTTCCTCGAAAATCGGTTGACCGGTAATGACGCGGGGAACGAACTTCGCGAAGGGCGTCAGCGCATACATAGCGCGAAGCCGCAGAGCGGTCATGAAGGCAGTAAAGGTCGAACGAATTGAGGGAAAAATCTTCATTGATTGAGAAGCCGCTTTAAAGCGACCTGGGCGGAAGCGACATTGCGCTGGATGGTTTTGGTGCAGCAGCCGTGTTCTTTGGCAAGGTCGGCGTGCTCGCGATTGTCAAAATGGACCGCGACGAGAAGATCTCGCTGGTCGGAAGGCAAGGCGTTTAAAGCGTTGCGGACGTCGATGCGAATGTCGTTTTCTTCGCTCACGATCATCGATTCAGGGACGATGCCGCCCTCTTCCTCGGTGGCCAGCTGCTTCGCCTGGGGCGAATAGCCCAGACTGCGCAGTAATTCGCACATCTCACCCTTGACTTTGTAGAAAGCCCAGGTGCCGAAGGCGGCGCCTTGCGAGGGGTCGAAACTATCTGCGGCTTCGATCAGACCGATTTTTGCGGTCTGCAACACATCGTCTTTTTCTAGGCCGTGGCCAGTGCGGTCGGAAAGCATTTTCCAGACTCGCTTGCAAAAGCACTCCGCGATATGGAAGTGCGACTCGATCAACTGCTCCCGAGCGGGAGCGGTGGGGTAAGGCATATTGTGAGGGGAAAACGTAAGCGGGCCCGCGAACGTAGGGGAAAGGTGTAAACAACCACCTATCAACACATTAGAGCCGGGACCATCGAAGAGGGGGATGCGATGTGGTTGGTCTGCTCGTATGCGTTAACAATTATGGTTATAGCGTTTTAGGTCTCTCACTGGACAAAAAACTTTTGTTGGCACGCGCTTTGCTTTTGAAACGGCCTTCAATCCTGCCATGAGTCGTCGAAAACCAGACGCACAAAAGCCCACGCCATCCCCATAGCGTGGGCTTTCTGTTCCCTAAATCCTGCGTGCTAGTTGAAATTACAACTGTTGCTGAAGTGTGCGTTCGACAACGGCCTTGATAATTGGGTCGGAAGTGAGAGCCGTTATTGAAATAAGAGAGGCTTCGCGAGTGAGTAGTTTCCGGGTCAAATTTAAGATTTCACCGTTTTGCTGGTCGATTTGAGCGCCCATCTGATAACGCTTTTCACTCGCGTCGTTTAGTGAGCGTTCATAGCTTGTGCGCCGAAAATCGAGTTCTTTTTCAGCCTCAGCGAGTTTTTCCTTCCACTCAAGAGCGCGTGGATCGAGTTTTTCACCGCTTTCTGGCGAGTCGTTTTCGACGAGCGCGAAATCCGAATCGAAAGCCGCGATGATCTGCGGAATGAGCGAGGGGTCGGTGCAGACGACAATGATCGGCTGAATTCCCAAACTCACACCGAGCGTCGCGGCTTGAAGCAAGCGAGGTTCGGATATGGACCCGGAGCTTTTGTGAGCACTAGCTGGTGCCCCATTGGTTGAATTTGAATCACACATGGCGAAGAGAATCTTAAACAGACCGATGGTACCACGATGCGATTGACGCACTTTTGACGCACTTTTTTAGATTCTTCGCTTTAAAACCAACCACGCACAATCGTTATTTAGTCAGGTTGGATCATTTTTACTTCAACTTGCAATTACAAGCAGTATGGCAATTATTTCCTTAATTTCGATGTTACAATCACCGTATGAATTTCACAGAATCGCCTGAATGGATAAATGCAGATCAAGCGTTAAAGACAGATGGAGTATCTCTAGCGGTTGAATTCCGGGATTACCAACCGCCGTTAGGAAGTGGAATATTCAAAGTTTTTGAAGAAATCAATCAATCTAATCTCTCGAAACTCACAGAAAATTCGCGCGAAGCTCTAAAGGACGCCGCGCGCACGTTGGCTTTTCAAGGTAACAGAATGCAGACTTTCGTCATTACTCGTCTTTCAGTCCATGTTGAAACTGGCTCAGGATTGAGAATTGATGAAGGTCGAGTTCGCATAATGGTGTTACTGATGAAGCCTGGCCGGGAAATCTTTCTGAAAAATTTCCTCCAAGCTTACGGGAATGAGCGCTCTGAAAGCGTCCTGGTTTACCTGAACGTTCATGCAATGCCACATCCAGAGACACCTCGTTCTTCCCATCTGCACTTTGCCGTTATAACTATTCCGAAAGAGGACAGGAATATCGTTGAAGCTATCGCGGAAAGCTTGGGAATGGGTCTGACTGAACAAGAGCCAGCAGAACCAGTAAGATCAGGGATTACAGGGCAGATGCTTAATGTCACTTATCCTTTCGCTGGCCAGCCCAATAACTTGTACTTCATCAACGGCAATTAGCACTGATAAAGATCAGATTGAAATAGGTGTCAATGGCGGTTTGTGGATGAAATGCCTCCCCGCATTTACAAGCTGGCCCATTTTCTCCGTAAAATCGAGCCTCTTGTAGTCCCTATCACGGAAAGCGCAGCACGATTAACATCGACAATATCGCTAAAATCACGCTTCTGTCCTCTGATGCCTGTCGCATTAAGTTGACTTAATAAGGTTTCCGCCTGACTCAAAGCGTCCTCGTGTATTGACAATGTTTCATCAAAAGTCGATCCTCCTGCACTTCTCGCTTGAAAACGCAAAGAATTTAAGTAGTGTCTAAAGGCAGCCTGTTCTGTAAAACCGACTGTAGTTGGCTGAGAGCCTCCGAAAAGTGGCGCTGTAACGGAAGTATCCAATGGAGAGAATGGCTTCATTGAATCGAGCACGCCTTGGCGATGGGCAATGTCCAGAAAAGGGATTTTATACTCTGAAAGAGCTTGAGGGCAGTAGTACCAAGTGGCGCGCTGCTTGATTTCCTCATCATATGAAACTCGGAATTTGTCAGGTGGAAATGAACGTACATTCATCCAAGTTCCAGAGGCTATCGCAGTTGCCTTGACAGTCGCAGCAGCAAGCATTTGATGGTTACAATACCCCAAAATAGTTCGAGAATTGTTCAATCTCAATCCTGCAACCAAATCCAAGACATTGGCTAGCCAGTTTGGGTCTTCGACTAGATATTCCCCATTTGGGTGTTCACAAACAATATAATATCCGTCTGCTTTCCAGGTTGAAGCTCTCTCCAAAAGTAGTGCGATTTGATCTTGATTTTTCACCGCTTCACCTGAGAGGGCGATAGTCATCAAAAGTGGAATGTGACTGTCGAGTGCACGAGCTTCTTCTAGTATGAGCGTCTGGACAGCTAACCAATCATCATCGATTGTATCAGCCAATAATCCAGGTAGTATGAATTCTTGACATCCCAATAAACCATTCAAATTTTCAAGCTTAGTTAATAGACGCTTCAATGACGGTCCCAACCAGAAAGCTCCCGTTTCAAAATCGTTGGGCCAATAATCATGAGAACAAAGCCGTTCATGATCGCCTCGTGGAAGGTAGAATTGAGGATCAAGCAGAACAAGACCATCTGGAATTTTTCTTATGTTTTGAGATAGCTTCGTTAATTGGCCACTATTCAAATCCCTTGGGCTCATTATGACAGTGCCCCCACCCCAACTCGCTATGAGCGTGCGGCAATGTTCCATCATCCCATACCCAAACTGCAGATAAAACTCCATGATTCTTTCTCCAAAATTGTGACGCAATTTGCGCCGTCTATAGCTCGTGAACATACCTCCATGGAGGTAAAGTTCCATGTCCCTAAATCCCCTCTTTTTCTGCAATGTCCCTCATCCAGTCGAGCGCCTCTTTAGCGCTTTGAGGACGATGGCGATAGTGTTTTTGGGTCATTGCGTCAACCAAATCACCGAATTCTTTTGCAGATTCGAATGTCAAATTAAGTGTTGGGAGCTGCATTTTCTCTGTTCTGCGGAGAACTTCCATCGAATCTCGAGTCCCTTCCCAAAAGGGGTTTGAACCTGTAGCGCACTCGTACAAAGTGACTCCTAGAGCAAATAAATCTGACCTTGCATCTATCTCATGTTTATAATTTCGGAACTGTTCAGTTGGGGCATAGCCAGGCGTGCATTTTCCGAATGCAGACATCGTTGCAGTTTGAGACGTTAATTTCAAATGTCGAGCTATTCCGAAATCTAGAAGCCAAAAATCAGAATTTGTATCACACATCATATTGTCTGGTTTGACATCTCTATGCACAATATGAACGTTCTCTGCAGCCACCAAAGCTTCCAGACCATGTAGCCCCAATTTAAGAAGAGAGGTTGTATCGAATGGGCCTTGTTGGAGAAGTGCTCTGACAGATTGCCCGACAATTCTCTTTTCTCGAATCCAAGTTGAATCCCCAATAGGAGTCCGGACCTTCCCAACTTCGAATACTTCCGGCACACGTAGGTTACCAACCTGTTGAGCAGCAATTATTTCTCGCTTGATGCTCTCCGCATCTTGTCCTGGATCGATAAGTTTCAAAACTACAGGTCCATCCGTGGGATGGTCCGCTGAATATACATCTTTAAAGCTGCCATCTCCATTCAAATGGACCAAATTGGTCAATATTGGAAAATCAGCTGCGAGTTGAGCCAAATCTACATAAGTTCGCATTGCTATGGTCCTCTCCCGTCATCATTATACGCCAAGACCATTCATTGAATAGCCATGAAGCATACGACATTGGGAGTCGAGATTGAGAAATCTCACGAACATCTATGTCGTCGGAGGAAGATAAAACTCCAAGGCCATGTGATTTAGCCGAGGAAAGCATTTCTTCTCTTTTGAGGATCTGGGGCACCATTATGAAGGATGCGGAAGCAAACCAAGTGTTAAGGTGCGCCTGCTCTATGGCTTCTTTCCACTTACTCATTTTGGCTTCGACTGCAATAATATGTCGAGCAGCAAAATTGGCGGACAGAGGCCTAGCTAACCAATTTCCCTTTGCCTGCTTTACCATTTCTGCTGACTCAAGGCGCTCAAGGCTAGCAATAACTTTTTTGGAATAGATTGAACAGAGTTCACAAAGTGAGATGGCACCTCTCTGGGCTAAGAGGTGCATCACACGAATATCGGTTTTGTTCAAAGCAGCCCTAAGTGGATTCCATTTCACTGCCGTGGCTCTATGACAAATAACGATCACTAGGTCAGGAAAGCCCGACTCAATTCGAGGCTCTCTAAAAACAATAGCGTTACAACCTCTTGGTACGTTGGCAAGTGGGCTCTCTAAGAAACGTTCAATCAAGTCATTTTCTGGACCGCTTCTTTTAGACCGAAAAGAGACGTGTTGCACTACTGGCAAAGTGTCATTGTCAACGATAGTGATGCTCATTTGCTATTCCATTTCTCTACAGTTTGAACGTGTAGAGTCACTTTTTTCCTAAGATATAAAGACTGAATTCTACTATCTCTCACAGGAGAATTTTGATCTGAGAGACTAGTTTTTCTTCAGTTCTGCATCTGCAAAAACCGTCACTTAGTAGATTGGTGTCTATCGGTTAGAGCATGCAAATTGCCACGTTGAACGATGGTCCTGCACCGGAAAATAAAGCGAAACGGCCCGTAAATCGACGGGCCGTTTCGCTTGCCGTGAGAATCGCTCCCATTTTTCTTTGATTTCCTTCAGGCACTCGCGCTCAAAGTGTCACAAATGTAGCCGTCATTTTTCGGTAGCACCCGCAACATTTTGTGACCTAACCATCCTTATTCGAATTCGCGCAGCGCGCGCCAGCCGCGAATTGATCGAACAGGCCATGAACATGACTTCGAGGTAATCGTCGCTCGACCGCCACTCCCTGCGGCGCTTCAGTTCCGGCAAGCTATCGGGAAAACAAGACTTCCTGAGTCGGAGCAACCGATCTATGGCATCATGCGGCACACCGAGGTCCGTGGCCACATGGCACGGTTTATAAACGCCGCGACGCCTCGCGATAAGCCGAAGCTCATCGATTGTTGGGGGCTCTGAAACTTGATGTGAGAGTTGAACGGAATCCATGGCTCCTTTTCGGCGGATAATCTCGTTTGTTATTTCATAATTTTAAATGAAATCGCCATTTGATCCAATCTATATATGTGAACGTGAAGCGATACGCACTGCAATAACCATTATCGTGCGTATCTTAAAAACGCACTAATTCTCATTATCTTTCCGCGCTGGAATGACAACGATCAGCGTCTTTTTGGCGGTACTATCGGGAGCTCCTTCGATTTTGATTTCGATAATGCGCGGCATCTTCAAACTACTCAGATTCGGATGATCGCCCATGATGAAATCGACAAAGGAAAAATCATAGGCTGATTTTTCGGCAAAGTTTCCGGTTGGCTCACCTGGAACAATTGAAACGCTCATCGCCTCAGTTTGTTCCAGATGAGTCAGGTAAGCATTAATTAAGCCAGTGCGATATTGACCGCCCTACGTGGGCCGCCACCGGAACGGCAACCGCGTTGCCGCAGGCTTTTACTCGCTGAGCAGCCCAGGGTACGGACTTAACAATTTCCCGTCGTTGCTTGGGGCTAAGGTCGGCAGCGTCCATCCGTCCGGGAATCCCATCAACCATTCGTAAATGGCGGGGTATGCCTGGATAACTAAGCCCGATAATCGGAGTAGGCTCCAACATGTCTTCTGAGAGCCACCCCGCAAATTCTTTTCGAGGGACGCCAGCGAATAATGTCTGTCGAACAGCATCTGGCCGTCCGAGGCGCCTGGAGTGGGAAACCGAACGATCCCAGGCGAAAATGAAAAGCCGCTCCCGTAAGTGCGGGGCACCGAAGGCGGAAGCGCTGAGGCAGTCCCACTCCGCATCGTACCCGCTTTCGGCCAGGTCTCCGAGAACTCGACCGAGGCCTCGCTGTTTGTGTCTGAGGGCTTCGACGTTTTCCACGAGGACGAAGCGGGGTCGTAGTTCGCAAATAATTCTGTGAAATTCATACCATAAGCCGCTTCTCGTTCCAGCTTGGATGCCGGCGCGGCGACCGGCAGAGCTCACGTCCTGACAGGGGAATCCCCCGCAGATCAGATCCACTTTGGCGAGATTTTTCGCGCCGACTTCGCGCACATCATCGAATTTGGGAATGGACGGCCAGTGACGCGAAAGGACCGATTTACAATAATCGTCCGCTTCGACCTGCCAAGAGCATTTGTGGCCGGCTTGCTCCAGACCCAGATCGAGACCGCCTGCTCCGGTAAAGAGCGAGCCAAAAACCAGCGACGTTGCCGTCGTGGCCATGAGGTGACCGCCATCGTCGGCGGTGCGCTGCCGGACAGGCAGCGAAGATCCAACCATTAATTTCTTTCCTTTTTAGTTTTGATTTTGCGTTCGAGTGAGGCGCGAGACGGCAACTTCCGACCAGCGTAAACGACCCGTCGAATGAGGGAAATCGCCTGCGAGTATTTGAGCCGCCAGTGACCCTCCGCTTCTGGCCAGAGGTCACGAGCGTGTTTAGCCAGGGCGCGGCGCTTGATGCCGAGCAGCGGCGCAATTTCCGCGAGTGTCCACCACTCGGTTTCCGCGTCATGTTCAGGGAGCAGCTGCGCGATGAGTTCCCAGAGGGGCACCACTGGCACAGTCGGTTTGTGTTTTTGTAGAGCCATCCGGGACGACGGAGCGAGGTTGACCACGCTCAAAGGGAGCGCGCCAATGGAGTGCGAATTGGAATGGTTAGAGAGCGAAACGGCCTGCACGAATCTTATATTCGGTGCAGGCCAACGGCACAGCCATAAATGGCGATAAAACGGCACTAAAAGCGCAAAATCAGTTTTTTAGGTTTGAAATCATCCTCCCTGTTCCCATTTCGCTTCCTCGATCTGGGCCGCGATTTCGTCCAAGTCGGCTTCATGATTGATCAGATCCAAAACGACCTTGGCTTCCATCGCGCAAAAGTAGGGATCTCCGACGTGGATACTGCGGGCGCCACGCCGGGCTAATTCTCCCATAACGATGTGCGCCACAGTGGCGCACTGGCGAACCGAATGAGACCGGGTAAAGGCGCTTAGCTGCTCCGGACTCGCGCGCGGTTCAGGCGCGTAAGGTTTCATTTGCAGGGTGACGTATTTCAACGCGCCTCCTCTGGAAAACGGTGTTGCCCTGGGCAACAGGGAATTAAGCTGCGGCCAAGCGAAGCATCACTTGTGATTTAACTTCGGTCCATTCATCATCTTCGTAAAACACGGGCCGCCGTTCATCGATCTTTTCAACAGGAATCTCGCCAGTACCGATATCCCGCAAAATAGCACCGATCATGGCCTCGAACCTGTATTGAATGGGCGGCTTAACTTGAGCGACATCCACATATTCGTCATTGGTCTCATTGTCTTCGTCGCTTTCCTGATAATCCGTTGACGAAACCAGTCCTTCCAGCCACTCCCTAGTGTCAGGGTCTTGCAGCTGTGCCCACCGTTTGGTGCGAAATTCGGGACATTGAAACGTGAATTTCTTTCCTGGGCGCTCGTCGTTGAGCGCTTCCAAAGTGTCTTTGTCCAAAGCGCGTTTTTGAGCTGGCGAGAGAGTCGCATAGTATTCTTTCGCCTCTTGTTCCTTCGCTTCAAATGCAGAAAGGGAAATTTTGTTTTTGACGCTTCTCAATTCGGCTTCAAGCCAGTTTGCGCCCGGCTGTTCGTGCAGATTCCATTTATTGGTAAAGCACCTGGTTTTTGTCCACTTGTGCTTGGTTTGCTCGTGATAAGCATCTGTCGATTCTTTGAAGGATTTCCAAACGCACAAGAACCAGCGCAAGCCATCGGGATTTTCACGGAACATTTGAGCTGCGACCAGGGGCGAAACCGCCTCATCGAGAGAATACCGATCAAAGTCCCGCGTGAGAGCGCCTACAAGCTCGAAGTCAGTCAATCGCGCCGCGGGCCAATTCTCAACCAGTTGGTCTGCTTCAATTTCGGTGATGCTCACAGCCCGGGCAGCGGCGAAATTCAAAAGCTGCTGTTTCACCTTCACTTGAGGTTCTGACAGAGCGTTCGCCGAAGGCGTCAGAATAGAATTTTTAAATTCGCCACCACCAGCATTTGGGGCGTAAGCCCCATGATTGTCGCTGGTGGTGTTAGAGGAAACCTCTGGAGCAACCTCTGAAGGAATCTTAGGATAGGAGTAGCCACTCCCGTCTAACGATTGATTAGAAGCGGGTTGCGAACCGCTGCTTTCAGGTTGTCGTTGGCCAAGTTCAGGCGACCATCCCTTGTTTTGATCTAACGATTCGTCATTTTTGGGTGTCGATTCGTCAGTTTTGGAGGATCGACCTCCGTTTTTAGCTGACGCATCATCCGAATCACCATCTTGAGGCGGATAATGACGGTCTATCCAGGCTTGAACTTCTACAGAATGGAAAAGGAAGTGCCTGGTGCGGTCGAATTTATAACGCTCGCTAGGGTTTTTGTGGATCGAAATGAACTTCTTCTTCACCAGAAGTTTCAGGCTCTCGCCAATTGAGGTCTTGCCGTATAGCATGATCCCCTCTTCGAGTTCCTTTTCATTGTGAAATTGATAGAGGCTCTCGTCCTGGACGCGCTTGTCGCCATGAACCTCTGCGACGTCGTTGGCCTGTCGCGCTTTTAACGCTGCATCTAACTTGATGTTGTGCCAGTACTCGAAAAAAGAAAGGAGCGCAGCCGCACAGCGATCTCCATCGCAGGCTTCGATTTGCCACTTATGAATGAGAATAAGCGGATGGCGTTTGGGGTGGCGAATGATGGAATTCTTCATCGCTGGCTTTCCCCTGTTTGTATTGATTTAGAGCTGTAGTAAACTTTCATTGTTTGAAATTCCTTTCAAGCCGCTGCGTGCTCCCGTCTAAAAGTGCGCGCAGTGTTACCGGCTTGCCTTCAATGCTTTCACTCTGTTGAATTAACTCCTGCTGGTAAGGCTTTCCCTTCAATTTCCTCTACAGATACTTCTGCGAGACGGGATCGAAAAGCTTCATTAAAAGCCGATAGGTTGTAGCAGTTGTAGTTCCTCAAAGCCAGAACTTCCTGCACTTCTTCTGGTAATCCTTTAGCTGCTTCAAGCAAAATCTTTCGATCATCCACCGATTCACCGAAAATGACTTCAAGCAGATCGTCAGTTTGCCGGTCGTCAATGTAGATCATTTCCGTGAGTGCGACATATTGCAGATACCTTTCGAGCTGCTCAGGATTAGCGACAATGGCGTTTAGCAATTGCGCTTCTGCCGCCAGCGACTCTGCGGACATGCCTGTACCTCTTGGAGGCTTCGTGATTGAATCGACCGCGATTTCGAATTCCAGAACGACCCGAACCCGTTTGGTGACTAATGGTGATTTTTCTTTTAGATCAGTGCTCACGAATAATACTCCTTTCGAGCTTTGATGAAGCCCCAAGTGAAAATCAAAAATCCTAGCATAAAGCCCAAACCGCCCGGTACCAGCCACATCAGAAATATCCACAGTACGACATAACCGAGCAGCTTCATTCCAAAATGCTCAGAAGTATGCCGATCACGCCGGATACCTTGAGCAACCGCATCTGCTAAGTCTGTTGGTTGACTAGGTTGTATTCCTGCATCTGGTACAGCAGCATAATGAGGCAAAATCGAGGGGTCTGTGTTGGTTGGAACAGCCGACAACCATTCACCACAGTGCATGCACTTGATAGCAGTCGGAAGGATTTCTTCCGCACAAAAAGGGCAAGGCACGCGCTGAACTTTGTTTTGGCTCATTTGCGCGACCTCCGCGTCCCGGCCAGGCGCACGATGCCAAACATGGCGCCCACGATATGGACCTGGGCCGCTGGCACCACGATGGGCTGATATTTGAGGTTCGAAGCTCGTAGCGTCACCATTTGCGTTTCGCGGTCGTACTCGACGTGTTTGAGCGTCGCTTCGTAATCCTCGCCAACCATCACCGCAGCAATTTCGCCCGGTTCCAACTCCGTCAGCTTCACTCCCATCTCCAACTGCACCTGGTCCCCTTCCATGATGAAGTCACCAATCATGGAGTCGCCTTTCACGATGAGCACACCGAAATCCTCAGTAGGCGGCAAAACCTCGTCCCACGAATCGCGAAACATGGGCGCTCCTTCCAGATCGCGCCCGTCCGTTTCTGGAACAGCTCGTAGCAACCCAGCCGGTATGGTCCCCAGAATTGGAGCGCCCATCGCTTTCGCCACTTCATGGCCTTCGCCAGTCAACCGAATCTGCTTGGGTTGACGGAAACCGCCATCGATGGCCAATATGCCGACCTCGGCCAGCCGGGCCAGTTGAACCTGCAAAAGCTGATTAGAGCGTTTGAGTTCCATTTCCAGATCGCGAGTTAGTGGCGTTTTGCCCTGCCGCTCGAATGAAGCGATGGCCCGAATTAGGTCGCGATATGTTCGGTTTTTCAAACAGCCGGTCCAATTCATCATCATGGCGTTTTCCTCCTTTGAATTTTTGTTTTAAAACAAAAATTTATGGAAGTATCGCCGTGGCCAGTCTGGGGGTCAAGACGATTTCTGATTTTTCGCCTTAGCGTGGCGCTTTTCGTGCTTCGCCATTTCTTTTTTCAGGCGCGAAACCTGGGTTCCGAGGGCTTTGACCCGCTTCATATAACTTTCGAGATCCTGCGGCGCGATGTTCAATAGAGCCAAGCCATTCGATGCCTCTTTGACTTGCCCCTCGGTGGTATCGAGTTGGTCCTTGACCAACTGAGGAAGGTGTGAGAGTTCAGCGACCGTGGCCGTGGTTTCTGTCGGGAGATCTGGAACCAGCGATAGGCCGCCCCAGCCGCCATTTTCGCCGGTTGAGTCGCTCGGATTCCTTGCTTCTTCTAATGACGGCATTTTCTCCTGCAAGACTTTCAACTGAGCTAAAGCCATTTCTTCGACTCTTACCCCAGAAAGTCTGCTTTTCCCGATTTCGCGAAAAAGAGCGGTTTGCGCTTTGGGAAAATTCTTTAAAACCAGCAATCCCCGACCATGGCGCTCACCCAGTTCGAAAACCTCTTTGGTCTCTTTATCGACGATGACCCCCTTGTCAATGGCTTTTTGCATCGCTGGTGGCAGCGTCAATAGTGCCAAACCGCGATGAACGCGGGTATGATCTCGCTCTCCCAGATATTCGGCGACCGCACGAACGGAAACTTCCTGATCGTCTTTGATCCGGCCAGCTGCGCGCGCCTCAGATGTGAGATCATCCCTAACACCCTTGAAGAGCCGGGCGTCTGCCATTGCATGAGGGTTGGTCCGGTTGCGATTCTCTTGATAGACGCGGCGGCGCATATCGAGGTCGCTAACTGGCTGCTTATCGATGCGAACGAGAATTTTGCCGATATATGTGACGGCATTGGGTAAATTACTTCCTGCGTTGGCATAAATGCGTTTCGGGGGCAAATTCGGCCTGTCTTCATCGTAGAAGAGAGCGCCATCAAGCACCGCGTATTTGCGTCGGTGGCCGCTGATAACTTGAATTCGGCCCGGTTTCGTGGGGTGCCAGCGTCCACGAATCGGCTGCTCTTGCCCGTCCCGATTAATTTGCGCTACGAGATCCCGCTGGTCATCGGAATCAGGAATGATAGGGTCCCGGTACTGAAAGGCGTTATCGTCGCATATCCCAGCATCCGCCCACACAAACTCAGCGTCGGCGACGTCGCTATTTTCTTCCTGCTCGGGTGCATTCGTAGGAGAGAAACCTTTTCCGCTTCGGTTGGCGGCTTTGCCCAGTTTTTCAGCCAGCCTTTCGTCAAAGCTGAGGACGTTGGATTTACTCATTTGATTCTCGCTAAAAATTCCTTCGCCAGTGATTCGTGGTCCTCGGAGGCGTAACCGTGTTTCCCATCGCTGGTGGTCGCGCTGTGAAACGCCAGCTCATTGATGCGCTCGGTCTGTCGGATGCGAGTGGAAAAGACCATATCGTCCCAAATTTTCAGGGCAGAGGCTTCGACGGTGCGGGCTGAATTGGTGCCCCGGTACCGGGTGAGCAAAACGCCCATGAGGTCGATGTTATGGTCGTGATACTCCGCTAATTCCTGCGCCTCAGCGATAGTAGAGACGGCTAGAGTGATGGCCGCAGGCTCCGAGTTAATCGGGACAATCATCCCCTGACTGGCGAGTACCGCGTTTCGAGTCACCGGGCCCCATCCGCTCGGGCAGTCGATGAAGATGAAATCGAAATCGAGATCAGCATGCTTGAAGGCATTTCTGAGCCGCACTTCTCCCCCGCTGGCCCCGGTCAGCGAACGTTCCGCCGCTTCGACGGCGTTGGTGGCCGGCACTATATACAGGTTATCGCGCAGGGGCAAAATGCACTCTTCCAGGCCCACGGCGCGGCTGAGAACTGCGGCACTGGTGAAGGCCGGGTTCGGGTCCAAATTGAAATGAGAAGTGAGCCCACCTTGCAGGTCGATATCGAAAAGCAGCACCTTCCAGCCCATCATGGCCAGGGCCGCTCCGAGGTTGAACGTGGTGATGGTTTTTCCGCAGCCGCCTTTCACATTGAGAATTGAATAAACGCGCGGTCGTTTTAGCGCGAGCAGCTGCCTGATCGCTAGTTCGTTTGTGCCTGTGACAGCCAGGGCGTTTGAAATTTCGGAACTCATGGTTTAACTCCCTGCTTTTTGGCGTATGCGAAAATTCGGTCGCGGATCTCGCCGGTCGTTGGGATGATACTTTCCGACTCGTATCGGCGCAAAGTGCTGATGCCTATTTTTAAAGTGGCGGCCAGGTCCTGTTGCCGCTGTTTCGTGTGTTCACGCAAGCGGGCCACCAAATCAGAGGGCTCGGTATTTCGAGTTCCGACTGGGCGCCCCATGCGGCTCGGCTTCGAATTAATGGAATTTTCCATGAGACTTATCTTAGCGCCAAAAAAACTTTTTGAAAAGGGGGCAAAAAGGGCTGACAAGAACTTAAATTGGCGCTAAGATAAGTAGTGTAGGACGAAAAAAGAGCGTGCCGCTTTCGCCGTGGAAAGTAAAGGCGACACGCCCTCCCGAAAGTCCCCGAAGGAAAATTCTATGTTGGTTTACACAAATCCCCTTTACTCTGCTCAGCGTCCGCATTTTGCGGACACCTTCCCCATCGAGAAGGAAGCCCACCGGACGGCTCAGCGACAGATGTTTGGCGCCGCTCGTACCGCAGGTCTCCCCACTGACGAAAGAAATAAAGAAGCGATGCTTCGCGGCATCAATCAGTTTTTGGGCCTTCGCATCGAATCTCGCACCCAGCTCACCGTGCAGGAAATGAACGCGGTCACAGTCGGAATCGACAGCGGCGCATTTCTTCCCGGTTGGAAGATCATTCCCGGTATTGGTGCCCGCGTGAAAATCAGCGTCAGCGTGGACATTTCCGCTGCCGCCGCCGAGCTCATGGCCGCCGATGTCGTACCCGTCGATTATGCGGGTTACGACGACCATTTCCCCTTCTGCTAATTCCCTTGTTGCCCTGGGCAACAAGTTACCGATCTGAGGCGCTCAAAGCGCCTCAGATTTCCCCTACCTTTCGTTCTCACAAAGGATTCTCAAATGTTAGTTGCTACCCACCCTGTTCATCCCACCGTTCTGCGTATTCAAAACCGCGTTCAGGCGCTTCGCGCTCGCGCTTTTCGCGCCCCAGTCGCATCCGTTCCTGCACCAATTGCCGCTCCCGTCGTCAAAGCCTGGACCGCTCCCGTCGATTCCTATGACTACGACGCCGCTTTTCCTGCTGGCCGTCCGGAATTGACGCCCTCGATCTGGAGTGACGCTTACGCTGAAATCTCGCTTGGTACTCCAGCTGCCGAGAAAACAGTCAACGCCCTGGCTCTGGATTTTCAAGTCGAAATCATCGACCGCGCCATTGATCTGGAAAACAACCTGGATGCCTCCCAAGCAGAACGGACCGAATTGCGCGAGAAACTCGCTTCATGGCATGAATTGGAAATCGACTCCAACTCCTGTGGCATGGGTTCGAACTGGACCCAGGAAATCGAAGCCGCTCAAACCCGCATTAAAGAGCTTGACGTTTTGCTGGAAGCCCGCGATATTGCCGCCGAAATCAAAGCGGAAGCCGAAGCCGCCACCGAAGCGGATTATAACCAGCGCGGTATGCTGTTGGCCCGCGTTGACAAGCTCCGTGAAGCGGCCAAAACCGCCGACTGGTTCAACGCCAAAGCCGAGTGCCGCGATTTGATCGCTGCCGCTGAAAAGGAAATCGCCGAACTCGATGTGCGTCTCGAAGGCGATTGCCGCCCCCGCGTTGCGATTCTGAGCGACCGCGAAAAAGCTAGCTTCGAATCTCAGGGCAAAGTCAACGAGCGCAACGCGCTTCCCTTCTGGCGCTTTTACAACCAGCGACAGGTCAAAAACAACCGCTTGAACAGCTATTTGCGCGACACCCCAGCCACGGACAGGCAAAAGCAATTTGCCGCCGATATCGCTGGTGGCTGGTCTGAGCTGAAAGCCATCATCGGCGCCGGTGAACTTTCCCGACTCCGTAACGCCGAAGCCTCAGCCCTGATCAAGTTTCTGCAAGCTGGACAGCCAGAAATCTAAAAAAATTCCCCACTTTTTTCAGAAAGTGGGGAGTTATCCCCACCTTCCCTAGTGTTTTCAATGGTTTAATTAAAATGAGTGAAAAAGTATTAGAACATATCAAAGCGGCTCGGATTAACGTCGCATTTTTCCCGTTCGATGATGTGCCCAAAATGGTCTCCATCGACAACAAGCTCGAAGCGATGCAGACGTTAGTCGAGGGCCGAATCTGTCTCTTTGAAACGCGGATACCCGGCGTCATTGGCTACTGCAACGACGATTCAATGGGTATTTGGGGTGAGAACATTTTATGCCGTCCTTTCGGGAATCAGGTCTGTGGTCCTTTCTTCCTTTGTGCAGAGGTGCCCTCTAAAAGCGATGGCTGGATTCACGTCGATTTCACAGACGCACAAAAAGCGGGCATCGAGTGGTGCTGTAGCTACCTCGGTATCGATCTCAGCGGGGACTAGCCCCATGAAACGAGCCATCGAACTGCTACACGCTTTCGAGCTCATCAGCGAATTTGGGTTCCGCTTCTGGCTTCGTGGCCAGTGGCGGAACCGCCGAACCCTGGAAATGAATCGCCGCCAGTTGGCGGAAATGACTGCTATGTTGACTCTGAAAAAAAACTCCTCGTTGGTATTACCGAGACCGCCGCATCTGGCCGACCGAAGGAGGAGACGCAATTTGTTCCCTTCCCGGTGCCAGCAAGTCGCAAAAAGCCTCTGCGGCCATCAATGGCCCTTTGCTGGTGGTCGCCCCAGAAGCGATAGAAATGGTGGAAAAACTGGCTGAGTATCTCGCCGAAGTTCACGCCACCGAAAAAGCCAACGCTCATTATGGCGATGAAGAGGCTGGCCACCCCTGCTCCTACTGCGAAGCAATCGCCGCTGCTCATGATCTCGTCGCCAGAAGCAAACAGGTGGTACCAGAATGAAGCTGCCCTTTCTGAACCCACGCGCCCGCTCCATCGAGCGGGCGCAACGGGAAGCCGAAATTCTAGAAAGCGAAGCGATTCGCGAAAGCATTATGATTCGCGTCCGCCTCATGGATTTCGCTGAGCGTAACCGTCCCGAAAAATCGCGCGAACTGGAAGGCGCCCTAGTGGAGATCTGGCTATGAAAACTCAGTTCCAAGTCAAGCCTCGCCTCTTTCCCACCGACCATCCAGTCGGGAAAGTGATTACTCCCAGTCAGCGCGTTTATGCCTGCACCTGGTCCCCAGATACCGACCTCACGCCCGAAATGGTGCAAGAGGCATGGAAAGCCAACCGCCGCGATTTTGAGCCTTACGACGAAAGCCAGGGGGTGTATCTCCGATGAAGAAAACCACGATCCCCGCCCGCAACGCGGCTTCGAAGCTGGTCGATTTCGAAAAACGCGACGGGTTGAACCATGAATTCCTGAGCGCCCTGGTGGAAGACACCTCCAGCGAAGCCGAAGCGCGAAACGAAGTCGCCGACTTCATCGACCGTGAGACCAACCTACCGGATCTGATTAAAGCCGTCGAATGGCTGTTGTATGGCTGTTTGACCGAGAACGAAGTCATAACCCTCGCCAAAGGCAATACGACGCCTCAGAGGGTCCAGAACCGCGCCAGAGAGACCCGTGACGCACGTGAGTTCGCCGCGAACGCTCTGGCCATCGCCAAAGGAACGAAACGATGAACGACAAAATTATGCAACAGGTTTCTAGCGCGCTTGGGTCCACGCTGGGACTTGAACAGACGAGTATTTTTCGCTCCAGCCGAATCATCGAGGATCTTCGCTGCGAACACCCTGTGGTGATCGTTGGCGCGATTGAGCAGGAATTCGAAATCATTATTTTCGATGAGGACCTGGAACTCCTCAAAACGGTGGAGCACATCGCGGCCCTAGTCGAAGAGAGATTGAAGCAGAGTGGCCGTCTGGGAGAATTCGCGTGACCAAAATCAAAACCATTTTTATTGTCGGTTGTGGAGCGACGAAACGCACCGCGCCCGCGCCCGCCGCTGACCTTTATCTCGGGCCGCTCTATTCTGCCGCCCTGGGCTATGCCCGCAAATGTGCTCCAGACTACGATATCCGAATTTTGAGCGCCAAACATGGGCTTCTCGATTTGGATGCCATCGTCGCGCCTTACAATACGCGCTGGTCCGATTCCGACGCGATGAGCGTTTACAAGCTCACGAAGCAACTCGAATATGAATGGCGTACCCGGACTCATTTCGTGATGCTTTGCGCTGCTCCCTATTGCACCCGGTTTCTGGATGCCTATCGCGAACACTACAAAGCCCACGCGCAGTTTCAGGCACCACTGCAAGGGCTGGGAATTGGGGAACAGATCAGCTGGCTAAAAACCGCCGCTAAGGGGGTTCAATCGTGAGCACTCCCACTTTTCATCTGCCTGCCGCCGACACGAGCTATCTGGACCGGCTCTGGCTGGACGAGCATGGCCGCATCAAATTGATGGCTGCTTCTGAGTTCCGCAAGGTTCCCCATGAACATCTCATCATTTGGTGCCATCGTCGCGCTCGTTACGGTTTGCCTACCCTCGAACTGATTGAGTGGTTGCGTAGTCAAATCGCCGGTCGTTTCGCTATCGAGGTGGGAGCAGGAAACGGCGACCTTGGTTTTCATCTGGGCATTACCGCGACCGATTCCCGCATTCAGATGTCGCCAGAAACTCGGGCGTTTTATGCCACTTTGCGTCAACCTCCGACCCGGCCCCGTAAAGAGGTGCAAACACTCGATGCTAATGCGGCGGTGCGACGGTTGAAACCGAAAGTGGTGATCGCGTCCTGGTTGACCCGGAAATTCGTGCGCGGCGTCGATATCGATGGGATCAGTCAGGCCAGTATCCACGGTGCCGATGAGGAAGCTATCCGCGCGGCCACCGAAACCTATATTCACATTGGCAACTGCGACTCCCACGCTGCCAAAACCGCTTTATCCCTGCCTCACGAAGTGTTTCATTTTCCGTGGCTGGTTTCACGGGCAAGGTGCCAAGAAAACAACGTGATTTACATGTGGAAAAGGGGTGAGTTTTGTGACAGTCAAAACGATTTCCCGCGTTAATTTGCGTTCGATAAAGCGCGAAGCCATTCGTCATGGCGTGTTCATCGCAGCCTATCTCGAACTTATCACCGACGAAAGTCACCTGGGCCTTTGCATCCGTCGTTCGGTTGTGATCGCCGATCACAACGGTGAGGCTAAAAAGCTCATTTTTAGTCACGATGAATACTTCTGGCACCATAGAATTGAGGCTGGCCGCGACAAGTTCCGCGACTTGAAGCGTAAGTGGAGCAAGTTGCCCTGGTCTGCCAAACACGGGTATTTCACTCCCCGCTGGAGTGCCCATCGTAAGCCGCTCACTACCATCGATGAGTGCAAGACCTGGGGCGAGGTTCTGGGCATCGATGCTCAAAAACTTTTCGATATCTGCGTAGGTGACAAATGAGGATGCCGCGGCTTTCCAATTCGCTGTTGGGTTCCCGCCATCCAAACGTTTGCCAATCCTGTGGCCGACGTGGGGAGCAGAACCAGCCAGATGCTCATGTGGCGCTCAGCGTGTGGCGGGAGTGCGATTCCAACGACAAGCCGGACCGGTGCGTCGTTGTTCTCTGCGAAAAATGCGAGAAAAAGATCGTCCCGCCCCACCCGCGACTTTATATCCAGCACGAACTGCACCAACCATGTCCGGGCGCAATGCTGACCTGCGCTGACTGCGTCCTTCGCCACAAATTGCGCTGCACCCACCCCGATTTAAAGCGCAATGGTGGCGAGGGTTTGATTCTCGACATGCCAACGCCCCGCCGGGCGCATTTCAACTTTGGCGGGGGACGCGGTGAGGTCCGCACGATTTTTTTAGGTCCGGTGACATGCACCGGAAAACAGATTGAGGAAAATGATGAATCCAGAAGAAATGAATGAAAGACAAATGGAAGAGGCTTTTGCGCACGAATTTCGAGCGCTTTCTCAATCCAACGAGACCATTATTTTAGCTTTAAGCCCGTTCCAAGTGTTCGCTTTGCTTGCGACGGTGCAGCTGGCCAGCCGCCACCCAGAGGCCGCAACATCGAAAATGGTGCAATTGGCCATCGAGATAGTGCGCTCAATTCAACCGGACATTTCCACCGGCCCCGTCCTCACTTACGTAGCTGAGCGCGGATGGCACCCAGAAAGCGACGTCGAGGAGACCCCTTATTAATGAAAACCAATATATTTACTCCACTGGTGAACACCTTCGGGCAACACCTTTACGCCCCTATTTTACGCCTGGGCGGAAACGAATTCGCGCTGCTCTATCGCACTGAAGTCGTCCAGCCGGCTAGCTTTGGATTTGCGGTGTCTGAGCTTCTCAGCTTCGGTACTTCCACGGAAGAAGCGTTTAACATCGGCCAAATGACTCAGGAAGGTGAGCTTCCCTTCCTGGAGGGTTGTGAATTCACCGGCAAAGTTTTCTATTTACTGGACGAGGCTAACGCTGATCGTCGTTTTGGCTTTTGCGCCCTACCTTCACCACAAGAGCAACGCGCCGTCATGATTTTGCTTTCTGGGCCATTATTTGAGGAAAGCGACGGCGCCCCGAAACCGGAAAGCGGCGAAGCGCCCAAAACGGCGATTACTTCGATTCCTTTGATTCTGAGGGGGCTTTGAATTTCATGAATCAACTCACTTTATTTTCTGAACAAGATCCCGCGCCAGTTTTTAAGCCCCGTCTCTGGAAACTGAGCCAGGGCTGGTCTCCGGTACAGCCATTTGGTCATCAATTGCTGGTTTCGATCTGGCGCACTTTCGAGAACAACACGGTTTACACGGTCGTACCGAACCATCATTTCATGGTTATCGTAGAGGGTGACCATTGGAATGCGCCGCCACTCGGTATCGAAATTCGTGGAGCTTCCCACGTTCTCCAACATATCAAGCGCTATAAGGACCCCAGTTTGAAATGGCAGTGGGCAAACACGGCAGAGCTGCGCAGATTCTGCGGTGATCCAATTTTTCCATTTCAATGTGAAGCCTGCGACGAAAACGGAAAACTTGCGGGTAAAACCTGCCCCGCTTGTCGAGGTGGCACATGGGTTCTCCCCCCAAGCGTTCAGAGTTACATCGGCGATACCCTTGTCGATCTGAACTACTTGGGATCTATTCTGAAAGCCCTGGGTGATGATGGCCATGAAACATGCTGCATCGCTGAACTGGATAAGTGCCTGCTTCTTGAAGGTGAAAAATGGGGCGTGACGTTGATGGGCCTGAACAAAGTGAATGAAGATGGCCCATTGCCTCGAAATTTCCAGTTGCGGGACTATCCGAGACGCGAGGGCCGTCCATGATCTATTACTTTGGGAAACCTTGGGCCCGCGTGGCCGAAGAGTGGGAGCCGACCGAAACCCCGGTCGGCTCCCCATGCGCCTGGTGCGAAGAAATTATCGTCGAAGGTGATCAGGGCATCTGTTCCAGCAACAAAGTGCCCCACCATAAATTTTGCTGGTTTCGGGTCTGCTTCGGTGGTGCAAACCACCAGATGGGCCGCTGCACATGCTGCGGTGGTACTGAAGACTCCGATCCACCTCACATGACGCGGCGTGAAGCCGCAACTGAAGCCGTCCGGGTGTGGTGTGTCCGCCAGGGCGACCCTACCCAAAACTAAACCATTATGAAAATTAAAGCCATCGGAAGCCGTACCGAAAAGCGTGTGCTGAGCATGACCATCGAAGCGGAAAGCGAAATCGAAGAGGCCGCTTTGTACGCGCACTTTACTGAAATATGCGAAAAGCCGCCGATCATTCAGCCGTGGTACGCTGCCGTGGTCGATGCCATCGCCAGAATTGGAGAAAATGTCAACGTCGCCGACGTCGCCGAAGATTTGGATATCGCTCCCACCGCGACGAGCAACCGGATCGCGGCGGTTTACAAAATGAACTTGTTGAAACGCACCTCGGAAGCAGTGGCCGAAGGCGGTCGGCGGTTCAGGTACTCGCTGAATCTCCGCAAACCAGATGAAACATTAAAAACCGAGGTCCTAACATGCGACTGAACATTTCAGACACTCTCACACTTCCGTCCGAAGCAATGACGCTCACCAGTGCGATTTTAGGAATTCGCGGCAGCGGCAAAACGAATACAGCAGTCGTGTTCACCGAGGAGCTGCTCGAACAGAATCAACAAATCATCATCATTGACCCGTTGAACGTCTGGTGGGGACTCAAATCGAGCGCTTCAGGTGATGAAGCCGGATATCCAATTTTGGTGATGGGCGGTCCCCAGGGCGATATTCCTCTCACCGTCGAAGACGCCGAAGTCATGGCCACTTTTCTCGCGGAAAACCGGACTTCCGCCATTTTGTCGTTGCGGCATCTCCGCAAAGGCGAGCAGACGCGCTTCGTGGCTACTTTCGCCGAAATTTTCTACCAAAAAAAAGGCGAACCCGGACTAGGGACGCCGGTGCTGGTAGTGATCGATGAGGCCAGCACCTTCGTCCCGCAGTCGTTTCAAGGGGATTCGGCTCGATGCGTTGGAGCCATCGAAGATCTCGTTCGCAAGGGTCGCGCCTCTGGCCTGGGCGTAATGCTCATCGATCAGCGCGCCGCCAGCGTGAATAAAGACGTATTAACTCAGCTGGAGTTACTCGTTGCGCACCGGCACACTTCGCCCCAGGACCAGGCTGCACTCAAACTCTGGGTGAAAGCCCATGACACTGGAGGGCAGGAGAAAAATTTCCTCAATTCGCTGGCCAGCCTTGAATTGGGTACCGCGTGGTTTTGGTCGCCGGGCTGGTTGAACATTTTCGAGCTCGTCAAAGTGCGCCACCGTCGCACTTTCGATTCGAGTGCAACGCCCAAACTCGGTCAGACCATCGCCGCGCCGACGGCGTTGGCTTCGCTCGATCTGGACGCGCTCAAAGAAAAATTGAATCAGAGCGTCAGTGAAGCGAAGGCCAACGATCCCGCCGTTTTGAAAAAGCGCATCGATGAGCTTCAAGCAGAACTAGCCACTCGTCCCACGTTATCTCCTGAATTGATTGAGCAGTTCGAGGCGGCAGCGCACGACATGGTTGCCATCGGCAAGGACGTTTTTACTGTGGGGCGCTCACTCCTGGTGCAGCTTGAAGGGTTCAAGCCCGCGAACGCTAGGGGCATCGATGAGGAAACCTTGCGATTACCTTCTACGGTGGATATCCAACTAGCGCCGAAGTCTTCGGACCCTTCCCCAGCAAAACCGCGTTCAGCTGAGCCGACGCCAACGCCGCCGAAATCCTCCCAAAAAACGCAGAAAATAGATCTTAATCTTCCCGACGGTCAACAACGAATTTTAGATGCTTTGCTGATCTATAAAAATCTTGGGCTTGATGGTGTTCATAAGGACAATCTCGCTGTGGGCGCCCGACAGTCGCCAAAAAGTTCTCAATATAGCGCGCACCTCAAAGCGTTGAAGGAGGCAAACCTTATTTTCTCTCCGGTCGCAAAAATGTGGCAGTTGACGGTCCGTGGTGCTGCGGCGGCGCGCGAAACCTCGACGATAAAGACTCTCGCTGATCTACATCGGGAATGGTTGTCGAAATTCGATTCCCTCCAGCGCGATGCGCTTCAATGTCTCATCAATCATTACCCGGAGTCGATCCACCGGGACGAACTCGCTGATGAAATCGGGCAGTCAAGAAATTCGAGCCTTTTGGGCGCTAATTTGTCCGGCTTGAAGGAATGGGGATTAGTTGAATATCCCTCGCGTGGGTATGCGCAAGCGGCGTCTATTCTATTTCCGTCAGGTTTGAAGTAAGCGAAATGACAAACAAAAAAAAGGGATTATGCCAAAACAGGCATAATCCCTTTTTCTATTTTTTTCCTTTTTTGGTGGGTTTTTCATCCCACAAATTGGAGAGTGCGTCAGTGAGCTGGCCCTGCTTGTCTTCAACGTTGTCAGCGTAGATCATCAGGGTTTCGATTCGGGCGTGTCCCGTCACTTTTTGAATGTCTGGAAGCGCGTACCCCATTTTTATAAGCTGCGTCACCACGGTATGCCGCAGTTTATGGGGCGATAGCCCAGGATATTTCAGCGCCACACCATAGAGCTTCACGATTCGCCATAAACCGTTCGTGGTGAGCCGTTTATCGTGCCAGGCAGGATTTCGATGCAGGGAGCGAATCAAAGGGCCTTTGAGGTCCGCTACATGCCCGTTTTTGAGCAGGTAATCGTGAATCGCTTTGACGGCTGGATGAGAAATCGTGATCGTGCGTTTTTGGGTGCCTTTCGCTTTTTCTCGAATCTTCAGTTCGCGGTTATAGACCGTGAAGTCGCCGACGTCCAGCAAATGGATCGTGCCACGTCGAACGCCGTTTTCAGCCAGTAGACGCAAAATGCACTCATCGCGAAGCGCCTCAATAGTGCCTTCACCGTGCAGCATCACCGGTAGTTTGAGCAGCTTTGGAACTAGCTTGCCGTCGATTCCTTTAGTGTCGCGATAAGCAATGACGCGCTCGCCATCGACTAGGCCGCGCCCCTCGCAGTCGCCAATGCCCTGCTTGAACGCGAGATTGAGCAGCGATTTGATCGCCGACAGTTGACGGTTAACCGTCGCCTCTGCGCGCCCGGCCAGGAGCATCTGACTCTTGTATTCTTCGAGCTTTTGGACTTTGGCGGTGCGCGGCCACCCGCAGAACTCAGCGGCGATCTGGTTGATATCGTGAATCGTTTCATCGTACTCAGGAAACGAGCGGAAGAAGGTTTTTAAGTCGGCGGTATAAGCGCGCGTGGTGTGTTCGCTGCGCCGCGACAGCCATTTGCCAACCAGGTCCGGCGTGTTAGCCGGATCGGGCAAATGGAGGATGCGTGGATATGTTGTGGGAGATGCCGGGACGGTCGCCAGCGAATCGTTCGCGAGAACGATTTCACCTTCTACCATCTCCGGCGCCTGGACGATTGCCAGTGCGCTCATAAATAGACCCGAATCGAAATGCTCACTATGTCGGATCATCCCGCTTTTGGCTAAAATGACCCTTGCGCTTTACCCGAATCGCAAAATAGAAAACGCCACTGGTGCCACCCAGTGGCGTTTCGCATTTGCGGCAAAACGCTGAATTTTATTCTACTTGTTGCCCTTGTCGCCTTGCCCGTCGGTCAGCGGCCAGAAAAGGTGCCCCATGGTCATTCCCGACATGAAAACGATGAAGGGCTGGGCCACACCCAGGCGGCGAATAGTGGCGCTGAATGTGTCGCCATCAGTTCGGTTGACGATGGTGAATGATTCCCAGGCTGCGGCCATAAGAGCCAACGTGTAGAGTACGCTGAGAGTCGAAGGAAGGCGTAACTTCATTCCGTGATTTCCTGCGCAAGGATTACTTTCGCTGCATCCCAAATCGACATGCCTGAAACACCTATCGATTGATTTTCGGGGCTGTTCGAGCAAACTGCGGTAAATACGAGCTTTTGGAAAATCGAAGCCGCGTAGCGCTCCGCTGGAGAAGCCGAGTCTAAATCATCGACTTTACGGACCAACCGAGGCGGAATGTCATTGCGCCATTTGCCTTGCTCGTCGAGCGGGGCCAGAACGATGGCTAAGACGCCTGGGCTTGTTGCATCTGAGCGCAAAATGGAAAGTTCTTTGAGCGTGTAGCCCAAAAGCTCGGTTTTGGTTGTTTGAATTTCGGTGGGGAGAAAAAGATTTTCAGGCATGATGTTTACTGAGCTAGTCCTATGTCGATTAGCAAGGTGCGGCACGCATTTGCGAGGTCGATCGCGCTGGCTTGGTCTGTAGCTAGAGCCGGTAAAGTTCGCTTGGCAATGGCGTCAGCACCGTGAAAGCTCACTTTAGTGGTGGGACCATCACATTCCTGGCGCATCACTTCGCGCGGCGTGTCGGTGTAGTCGAAGCACCGAAATAGGGCGCGCGGTCGGCGGTTCGTGTCGGTGTTATTCGCCCAGGTTGGCACTATCTCAAACGCCCTGCGTTCTGCACCTGCGACGGTGAACATAATTGAGCGAATTAGGGCGCCTTCGGTGTTTTCCGCGCTTTGATGGACGACGGCATTGCTCGTATTGGGGTTCATGGTGTATCGAAGGCCAGCGTAGGCAAGGAAGTCGGTGTTTCCGAACCCCACTTTTCCGGTGAAATCGATTCTGCCATCCACGATGATGCCACCCCACATGATGTCGTTTGTATAGATTCGGCGTGGGTTAGCAGGGTTGTTACTCAGGTTGAGCCACTCGAAAATACCGCCACCCCTCGAAATTCCATTGAGGAAAAAGCCGGTGTCGTGGGTATGATCGCCAGCGGCCACGGTTCCCGCTGCGGTGCCCACTACGCGCGTGGCACTATTCCCTAGCCCCAGGTTCGCGCGTGCGACCGCGACGTCGGTGAGGTTAGAAAGAGTGCGGTTTGCAAGTTCGGTTAGGTTGTCTATGAAACCATCGACAAAGGTTTTCAAAGCGCTGACGGAAGCGTCGGCGTCATCGGCTAAACGATTGACCGCTGCGGGCTTATTGCCCTCGTTGTCGGCGACTTTACGCCAGCCGAGTGATGTGAGGAGTGACATTAAAAAGTGAATTCGTCGAAGTCGCGTTCGCGGCCCGGTCCAAATTGACCATAGAGCGCGACGTGACCGGTGAGGGGTTGAGTGGGGTTGATCTCCATCATGAGCAGCTCATCGCTGGTCCAGGACCACGCGAAAGCCGCGTAGGGGTCCGTGGTGTATTTGTCGCCTTCCCAGGCGTTTTCACCGTCAGTGAGCCTGAGTCGGTACTTGAAACCCAGCGTTGTCGGTGTTTCGCTCATGCGGCCAGCGATAGCCGATTCCCATGTGCCATCGTGAGGTATTCGCGTCCGGCCAGCGCCTTCCAGCGCGGCACCACCGGCGCCGTCGCGGACGAAGCGCACTCCACTCGGTGATGGTGGCTCCATGTTGCGGGCCCGGTAGAAAAATTCCGTGGCCACGACTTTCCTGTCGCCGCTTTCGTTGTTGGTGGCCGCCCGCACTCGCCATTCGCGCCCGATCTGGTTGGTTTCCATCGGCACCCAAAGCATTCCGCCGTTTTCGGTACCATCACCATCGGTGAGAATCACGAATTTGGTGCCTGCGGCCATCGGTGCAGTAATGAAGTCGCTACCCCATCGACCATCGATGATAGTCGAGAGCGTCCATATTTCGCCGCCTTCGCCAGTGGTACCGCCTTCGGTCGCCTCCACGAACTGGCAGACCAGGCCGTTCTCAAAAACGACGATGTTTCCACCATTGCGCGATATCGCATCGACGTCGCGGGAGTCCGGGTTTCCGTAGAACATTTCCACGACGGCGCTCTGATCCGGGTTATACCCGTCCTCAAAGTTGCCGGGATAGTAGGTTTCGAGCAGCTGGCCCATAACCGCGCGGTCGCGGAACGAGAAAAGCTCGATATCGTTTTCTAGTCCCAGGGAGCTATCGGGGTCTGGTTTGCCAATTCTGCCATTGACGCCAGAAAACGCCCCCCGCGTACTGACGAAAACCATCACGCCGGCTCGACTGACCATATCGGGATCTGATTCGGTGAGCGGGCTGGTGTCGGCGACCATGACAATCGGTTCACCAGCCTCACCGATGCCATTTTCTGGCAGGTTGCCGGTATCCGGGCCCAGGCCGATACCCTCGATCAGCGGATCACTATCGACGGCAGCCGCCGTGAATGCTCCGAAGAATGGCAGAGTGACGTCGCTGAGGTTGACCTGCGACAGATCCCCGCGCGCCTCAACGGTCACATCGTCACCAGGCGCCAGATAGAGATGACCTGGGCCCAGGGACAAAGTGCGCGAATGGGAGCGCGTCCGCTTGTCGGCGAGAATGATCTTGCCCTGACGCTCCGCGTAATTGCCGGAAGTGATCCAGCTGTAAGTGGCGCTATCGCGCTTGCCAGCGGCTGCACCTTCAGCCCTCGCGAATCGAAAACCGGGGTTGCAGTCCCGCCCGGCGTCGTAGAACTGAATTTCTTGGATATCGGGGAGCGCTGCCGTATCCGGCAAAACTTCCTCCATCGGCGCAGTCGCTTCACCGGCGCCGCTCTGGTTGTACTGGCGAAGGTCGCGTTCAACCAAAGCCGTGACGATGGCACCACCACGGCGCCGCGCCACTAACACGCCGTCCACCTCGCACATATCGAAGCGGTACAACTCACCCAGTTCGCGCAGAATCGAAGCGCGTGAACGTCGCGACGAAACCACGAAGCCGCTTTTTTCCGTGACCGCTATGTCGATATCTTCGATTTCAGAGAGGTCTAAGTCAGCTGGAGTGAGGTTGATACCCTGCTCGAAACCGCCATCGACAAAAACTTTGCGGCAGCATATTTCGCGTACAATAGCGTCCAGTTGGGTGATCTCGTTGTAAACCTCGAAAGTGACATTTGGGATCTGTCCACCATAAGGCGAAACGTAAAAATTCTTGATGGCCAGTCCCCACAGGCCGGGATAGTTGGTCCACTTGTTGACGCCTTTGGCGGCTTCGAAAAGTGCATCGATTGGCTGGCTAACGTGTCCGGTATAAAACCGGATTTCCATATCCGTATCGTTGTAGCCGTCCGCTTTAGCGTAGAAATGCTGGCCTGTTTCCGACTGTTCCAACTTCCAGCCCTTGGGCGCTCCGTCGTTCCATTCGAAGACGATTTTGTTATTTAATTTGACGCCGACCGGGTTGGTAATCGGACCAATGCCACCCACGATAAAAAGGTCCGTCGTGTAGTGAAAGGTCGTTTCGCTGACGCCAGAGCCGCCTTTGCCATGCTTCTTTTTGCTTTCGCTTTCGGTCAGACCTGGACAATAAACCAGCACTCCAGCCTGACGCCAATAGCCCCAGCCGCGCGCCAGTTCGGCGGCTTCCTGAGCTACCTGCACACCGAGATCGGTCAGGCGGGCGCCTTCGAGTCGCTGGCCACCGCCGACGAGGGAGCCAAGCGCCCAGATACCTGCGGTTTTCCAGAAAGCGGGCGTGAACCATCCCGCGCCGGAAGCGATTCCGGCCACAGTAAGGCCCAGAGTTGCCGCTGTTTTTAAATTTCTACCCATTAAGTCGTGCCGTGAATTGTGCTTTTAAATTGATGTTGCCCTGGGCAACAAAAGAGGGGATTAGATGAAATCTCGAAGGCGCAAAACCGCGTGTAGACGGTCGCGCCATTCATCGCGCAGGGGATGCTCAGTCACTTCGCCCTCGCGAAGTGCCGCGTGTACGAAGTAGGTTTCGCCGTCGATAAATTTCGAGGTCAGAGCGAAGTGCCCGGCGTTTTTGCGACCCGGCCATCGGAACAGCAAAAAGTCGCCGAACTCGAGGCGGGAATTAAACGCGATGGGAGCCGCTTCGAGTTCGAGCAGATTCTGCATTTCATCGTCGTCAGCCATAGCCGCATAATCGCGTTTTTCGAGATTGGCGGGGAATCGGGGAACGTAACCAATGGCCCGAAGTGCCGCGTGTCCCAGGCCTACACAGTCGAGGGCTTTTGCGGGGTTGCGGCCCTGGTGGCGGTAAGGAATTTTGAGCAACGACGTCGCGGCGGTCGCAAGTTCAAGCTGAAGGTGAGGAACTCCCAAACGCCTGACTTTCGCCAGCCAGAGCGCCCGGTCGGTGGTGAATCTGTGACCGCATCTGTGACCATCCGTGCTCATCTGTGGTTAGTCCTCATTGACCTGGTTAGCGCGCTCGATGGTCACGATCTGGGGTTCACCCGCGAAATATTTTCCGGTACCGAAATACTCCAGCCATTCCTCGAATGTGAGCGGTGCATGAATGCGCACTTTGAGCGAGGCGCCCGCGCTGATCGGCGCCGGGGTTTTGCGGTCGAGAGTCAGCTGGCCCGTTCCTGAGTTCCAGGAGAGAATGCCCGCCGCGAAGCCGCTATTGGGGCCGTTGGTGAATACCACACGCCCGCCGTCGAAACGCCGCGCGGGGTATCCGACTGTGGCGGCCACCACACAAATGCGTTTGGCGCCAGCTGCGGCACTCGTCACGGTGGTGGAGAATTCAGCCAGGCGCCCATCCGTCGTTTGGTCCGTCGCTGGATTGAAAAAATGGGAATTGTCAGATTTGACAATCGAAGCAATTCCTTCCCAGCTTATTCGTGAAAGTGGCGACGTGGCGGGCAAATAATCGCCCGCCAGGGCCTGACTCAGCGACCGCATTTTGAAAGTCACTTCATCGCCATTGAACCGAGGCGCTCCCACGAACCCACGAGCGCGGCGCATGATGATCGTACCGGTTCTCCAGTCGAAAATGAGAAGCGAGTACCGGGCGTTTTGAAACAGGCCGGCGCGAACGTCCGCTTCGGTGAGCCATGGCCCCATGATGAGGGTGACTTCCCAGTTATCGACCTTTTCAACGTCATTGGACTGCACCAGATCAGTGGTGTTCATGCCGCCGCGGTGGTCGTAAGTGGCGCCCGGAGTGGTGATGCCTCGCGCGGTAAAGGCCGGCAGGGTTTGACTCAGCCGGCAATCGGTGAAAGCGAAGATGGTGCCATCGGCGCGCACGATGTGAAGGGCGCGTTTGAGGGCTGTCGAACCTGAAGCCAGAAGCGATTTACCCTCATTTGAAACGGTGAAGGGCATGGTTTAAAACTCGAACTGCTCTTCCAGCGCGACATCGAAGGCTTCGATGATGCCGCCAGGTGTGCGCCGGTCTCGCAGACCGTTTTCTGAAAACAGCATCGGGCGCTTGAACCCACCTATCCAGGTCTGTTCGCTGCCAATTCCGGTCACGATTCCGGTGTCATAATCGAGAGCGCCCGCCGAAACCACCACGTCCAATTTTGGACGGGTGATGGGATGATCGTAAACCGCGCCGAAAATCGAGTAGCGCTTCCAGAGCCGCCACACGCCGTTTAGTTGCTTGATGATGCCCTGTCCCCGGTTCGCGGTCGCGGTATTATCCGCGATATCATCCACCAGAAAGGCAAAGCCCTTGGTGACGAGGAAAAAGGCGTAGATATCTTCGAAGCGCGCTGCCGCGTCTTCATCGAAATCTGTGCGCTTGTAAGAGACGGTGAAATTCCAGCAAAAGAGGGGGTCGTTATCCTGCAGGTGGCGACGGCCAGGGCGGCCCATGCGGATGATATCCGACATGGGCCCACCGGTGCGGTCGGTCCATCCTTCAGGGAGTTGTATTTTTTTGACTTGGGCCATGGAAGAAAAGGGTCGGGTGTTGCCCTTGTTGCCCTGGGCAACAGGGTCTAGGCCAGCAACGAGAACAGACGATCTGCGTACTGTTCTCGCGATGGACCGGAGGTACCGGAACCAGCGGCGCCCGCTCCGGAGGTATTGGGAGCGTTTATCGTGGCGCTTCCCACGATGCTGATATCGGCGCGGTCGAAGCGGAAACTCTGAGTTCCGCCACCAGCTCCGCTACGTTGAATCGGCGAAAACGGGTTGATATCGATGTCGGGCGAAAGGGGAAACGGCTTTTTGCGAACCGAATCTACAAAGCTCGGTAGGGCAGAAATCCCAGGAGTCGAGGGCAAGGCGCTTTGCTGGCGACCGCGTTTCATCACGTCGAACATATCGCCATCGTTGCTCAGGATGGCGCCACCGAAGATCTTATTTGTGGCCGCTGTCGCGATTCGATTGAAAGCGGCTTTCTCAATCATGTCAGCCATTCCCTTCGCCCAGTGGCGGGCCATGGCCGCGACGCCATCTTTAGCGCCTTCATCCATGGAGTTGACCATCAAATCGCGGATTTGGCCGGCGACACTGCGCGCATTTTCCAGCGATTCGTTTTGCGCGGTCTGGTCACGCTGTTTGCCCTGTTCCTCTTTTTCTTCGGGCGAAACTTCGATGCCTTTTCGTTCATTGAGCAGGTTCTGGTACTTCTGCTCGATGGCGAGGCGATCTGCCGCCGTGTAAGCCATCTGAAGTTCATGCTCCTTCTGTAGTTGTAGCGTTTGTTCGATGCTACTGGACAAATTTTGCCGGGACTGGGTGATTCGGGCGATTTCGTCCTCAGCGCGAATTTCCTCCTCGTACTGATTCAACCGCTCTTCAACGTTGAATTTCTCGGTTTCCGTCAGCTGCGCGTTTTCCTGTTCCAGTTCGTTGCGGCGCTCGATGAGTTGCAACTGGATCTGAAGTTCAGGGTTGTTGGCGTCCATGCCGATGATCTTGCGGCGGCGAGCGTCCATGCCCGCCATGCGAGAATCGTGGGCGGTATTTTGGTCCCGGCCATCGCCCTTCTTGCGCGTGTCGGCTTCCCAGTTGTACGCGGCAAAGGCATCTTCACCGGCGTCGCGGACCTGGGTGTCGAATTCGTCCTGCGAAAGAGTTCCCGCCTCTTTCGCGGCTTCGAGTTCACGCGCCTTGGCGCGGCGGGCATCGGCCACGGCCTTGGCGCGGTCCCGCTCGCCCCGGTTTTTGGTTGGATCTTCCGCCAGTTTGTTGTCGTTTTTGAGACCAGCAAACTGATCGTCGGCGTCCCGCTGGGCGGCGGCGAGGCGCTTTTCGAGTTCGATGCGGTCTCGGAGTCCATCGTTGACCTTTTCGCCCTGCATGAAGAGGTCAGCCAGGCGGGCCGCTTCTGCAGGCGTTTTGTTCTGATCGATGAGGCGGTTATATTCGGCCTGTCGGCGATTGACGCGCTCTAAACCATCCGCGATGAATTGTTCAGGCAAACCGGCGTTCTGGCGCAAATACTCGCGCTGAGCGTTCAGAAGCGCTGTTTGGCGGGTCTGCTCCTTGGTCAGCGCAACGTCGGCGCCGTGGTTTTCATCAGCCTTTTGGGCGTCATAACCCTCAGCCGCTTTCGCGATCTGGGAGTTAGCAAGCTGAATCGCCTCTTTCTTGCGCTTCTGATTCCAGAGCGCATTGACTTCGGCGCTGTTCCAAACTTCAACCCGCTTCTGAGCCAGAAACGCGGCGCGTTCATAGGCAGCAATCGAACCACCGGAGCTATCCAGAGCATCGCGAGCTTCTGCCAAAATTTTGATTTTGGTGTCTTCGGTTTTGTTGAACTCCCGCGACGCTGCCGTCGCGGCTTTGGTGGCTGCCGTGCGAGCCTGATCGAAGTCGGCGCGGTTGGCGACGTCTCGGTCAGCGGCGGCCTGTTTGGGCGTGATCTTCTCACCATTGGCCAACCGGTTGAAAAGTTTGTCCTGAGCGGCAAGACGGTTTTCACGCGATTCGCCCGGTCGAACTCCGCTATCAGTGACGAGCGGCCCCCACGCCTTCAAAAGCGCGTTTAATTGAGATTCGCTGAAGGGAAGGAGGCTACCGTCTGCGGGGGCCTCTGGCTTGTTGCCCTGGGCAACAAAACCAGCGGAAACAGAGGATTTAACCTTCTGCACCGCAACGGGTTTGACGGCAGTTTTTACCTTTTTGGGCGAGGGTCCGGCTCCGGCCAGGGCGCCTTTGGGCGCAAAAGCATAGGCGCGGCCCGCTTCGACGTCAGCGCGCAGACGCGCCCAGTCGATATCCCGATCTGAGGATATTTTGTCATGGCCACGGACATTCGATTCAGTCCAGTGCTCCGTATCGCTGCCAACCGCCGCATAATGGCCATAACGATTTCCAACGCGACCCTTTCCTGCCTGACCCGGTGGATACCGGACGATGGTACCAGATGGAAGGCGACCTTCAGCGTCAAAACCTACCTGGAGGGAACGATTTGTTGAGGCTCCGCTCATTGATCCGATGCCGAAACCTTTGAGACGAGCTTTTAGTTCTTCGGCGCAGTTGCGGCCCAAAACTTTACCTGAATCGGCTTCCATTCCAACCAGCCAGGCGGGAGCTTTTCCATTGCCGCGTGGCGCGCTCGATGCGTAGCTGGCGGGATCGTTCTGTTCGCGCAGTTCGTCGGCGCGGTCGTTGCGCGCTTTCGCTTCAGCTGCGGCCAGCGGGCCGATGGTGTTCCCGATCTGCTTCGCTTTACCTAAAGTCGCGTCGATGCGACCGCCGAAGTTATAAGCCTTTTCCTGCTTGTGAATCGCTGCGATTAGTGCGCGAGGGTCGGAGCCACCGCGCACTAACTGGGAGAGGGTGTTGACGTTGTTGTCGCGAATCGTGTCGCGCTGCCGGGCCAGTTCCTCGGTTTGGTCGAGGAGCTCAGCCATGGCGACCGTCGCGTCGCGAATCGGCTGCGGAATGCCGTCGAAAGCGTTGCGAAGCATTTGCGCCCGGAGACGCGCGCCATCGGTTTTTTTGTCGAACTCATAGGCGCGAGCACCGAGACCACTGAGGGTGTCGTCCAGCTTTTCCCAGGGCTTGGCACTCGCTGCCGCCAGTTGGGCCTGTTTGCTGCGCCAGCGCTCCAAAGCGGCCTGCATTTCGCGTTCACGCTTCTCGCGGGCTATGTCCGCTTTATCCTTTGCTTTGGTTTCCTTGTCATCCTCACCTGTCACACCGGCGAAAGGAGCGGGTTTTGGTTTTTGAGCGGCAACCGGGACCGGTTTGGGCTTCGGTTTCTCTGCGATCAGGCGCGCGCGCGCTTCCTCCACATCCGTGCCGAGTGGTCTATAAGGAGCTACCGTGGGGACCGTAAAGGTTGTTGACGTGTTGGCGTTGAGAGGTTGACCGGTGAGAGGGTTACGCGCCGTCAGCTTCGGCATTCCCGGTAGTTGGACCGAGGAAGCCGCCGCCTGTCGGGCTTGCTGTCGCACGCGTTTGGTGTGCTCCGAACCCTGAAGCCGATATTTCAGAGCTTCTACATCTTCATAGAAATCCTGTTGGACCTGGGCGCCGTTGGGGTTGTCATAGCCCTCGCCATTCCAGCCCCAGCCGCTCATGAAGTCGATCAGGTTGTTAATCTTCGATTTTTGGCCGCCCGCGCCCGCCAGTTCCCAACTGGGGCGCCCGGGAGCCGTCGTTCCCATGGTGTCGGTGATGTTTTTATAAACCGACTGCACAACAACCGTAACCGTCAGTTTTTGGCGGTCGAGCATGGACTGTGCTTTGGCTACTTCATCGTTCATCACCAGGCGAAGATCAGGGTTTTTGACCTCGATATTCATCTTCGCCTGGACTTTTTCAAGGTCGCGTCCGGCCTGTTCCAATTTGCCGACATCGGTACCCGCGGCGTTGATTTCGGCGCGAATTTTGGCGATTTCAGAGGCGTACTTCGAACCAGAAGGCAAAACGTCCAGCATCCGGCCCATGCTTTTGTTGAGTTCGTTCTGGGTTTCGGTCGCCTGGGTTTGGGCGGTCCTGACATGCTCGAACGTGTTCGAGAGAATCACATAACCGCCAGCGAGCAGCGCCACGGCGGCGATGGCCGTCACCGGGTTAGCAGCGGCAGCGGCCCACAAACCGACGAAGGCGCCCTTCAGCAAATTGATATTGCCAACCAGCATCTGAGTCGGGCCAGTCAGCGCGATGAGCGCTAACAGAGCGACTGAGGTTTTCTGAATCGGGACCGGCAGAGAGTCAAACGCTTCAGCACTAGCGCGAATCGCGTTAGGGATATCGTCGCCATAGCTGGTCAAAAGGCGGTTGATGACCGGGAGCAAGCGAGAGGAGATCTCGATTCCCTGTTCGCGCATCCGGTTTTGCAGGATTTTGAGTTGGCTGGCGGTCGTGGCGTAGCGCTTTTCGGCTTCCGTGGTGAGCGCGATATTATCGCGCCAGGCAGCTTCACCAATGCGAAGTGACCGATTGAAGGTTTCACCCGCGTTGGCGGCGCGCAGGAGCGCATCCCGGACGCGAATTTCGTTCAATCCGAGTTCCTTGAGAGTGCCGACTACGTTCGCCTTGGCCTCTTTCATGCGGCCCAGGCCGTTCAGGAAGGAGAGAACAGCGGCAGAGGCGTCGGTATCAAAGCTCTTTTTGAATGCTGCGGTCGAAACGCCCGCAACTTTGGCGAAAAGTTCGAGTTCCTTGCCGCCGCTCCGGGCCGATTGCTCCATTTTCAGGAACAGGCGAGAGAACGCGGTACCACCGGATTCAGCCTTGATTCCGACACTGGAGAGAGCCGCCGCGTAGGAAATGATCTGCGCGGCTGTCAGTCCCACGGTCTTGCCCGCACCGGCGAGACGCATGGCCATCGCTACGATGTCGCGTTCGGTGGTCGCTGACTTGTTGCCCAGGTCAACGATGGTCGAACCGAGGCGCTGAAACTCATCCTGCGGCATTTGCAGGATATTGGCGAAGCGGGCCAGATCAATGGCGGCTTTTTCGGAGGTCAGGTTGGTGGCGACGCCCAGGTCCGCAATGACCCGCGTGAACTGCGCGATCATCGGGACTTTGATGCCCAATTGACCCGCGCTCTGAGCTATTTTTGCTAGTTCATTGGCATCAACCGGAATAGGTTTCTGACCTGCGGCCATTGAGCGCAGTTGGCGCTCTAAGGCCGCAAGCTCGCCAGTTGTGGCCGTGACGGTCTTTTTTACACCCGTAAAGGCGCTTTCCCACTCGATGCCGGTTTTGATCGATGCGGCGCTGAGTGCGAGCAGTGGCCGCGTCAGTGAAGCGGTCATGATGGCGCTGGTCTGCATCTGGCGCATGCCTACGGCATGCAGATCATCAGCGGCAGAGCGTCCACGAGAACCACTTCCAGCACCGGTACCGCTTCCGGCCCCGATGCGAGGCGAGACACCGCGCTGCATATCGCGCTTCATCTGTTCCCAGTCGCGGCGCAGCTGCTTTAATGCGGCTTCAGCCGTTTTCGTGTCGAGACCCAGCTTAGGAGAGCCGATTGTCTGGGTACCGTAATCGGAGACGCGACGCTGGGCACGGTCAAATTTTTGGTTGAACTGGGTATCGTCTACGGTGAGTAGGGTTTGCAGTTCGGCTACTGTAATGGCCATTTAGGGGGATGAACGGGGAAAACAAAAAGGGCGCGGCGCGAGGGATTGCTTCCCAGGCACCGCGCCCTTTTTGTGTGTATTGGGGGGTGAAATGATCGCTGAACCGGATCATTTCAAGCTGTTGAATTTTTGGTTGCGCTTCGATTCGCGCGCTTCTTCTTGGGCGGCGATGGCCTTGCCCTCTTCCTTTGTCAGCACATGGCCCAGGACGGCCATAAAGAGGCCGTCAGGGAGGCACTTTGCCCGGTCGCAGTCGCCGCAGCACCAGAAATCCGCCACACGCTTGATGTTTTCAAGGGTGATCGACGGCGCCCAGGGACTCTCGAAGGAGTGGGGGCGTGGAGGTGCAACGGTAGGAACGAGGGCCGGGTCTACCTTGCCGAATGTACCGTGCCAATGACTTAGCTGTCGGAAGAGGAGGCCGTCTCTAAAGGGCCATAAATGGCCTTTTCGACTTCATCCAGCATGTGCTGAAGTAAGCGGACGGAGAAGTTTTTGTAGAAAAATTCGGCGTCGGTTTTTAGTTGATCTGCCGATTTTTCGACTACTCCCGAGAGAACAGGCTGGCCCTGGTTGTCGGTGATATCCGAACTGGAGACCAGGTATGATAGGCGCTCAGCGAGATTCATCTGCGCCCTCTGAGTTGCACCCGTCACGCTGTTTTCGGGATCTCCATGAAGTGCGAGTCGAATCGCTTCAATGCGCTTTTCGCATTCCTGCACTTGTCGCTCAAATTCCGCGTTTACGGTTTCTTCAGTCACGCTGGCATCGGCCTCGATGTCGGCAGCGCGAAGGGCGGTGCGGCGATCTTTCGAATTCAGGGCCTTGTTGTCGGAAACCGCCTGACGGGCCACGGTGCGGGCCTGAGCTTGAAGGTTTTCGCGGATGGCGCTAAAGTTCGAGAGTTGAACGATTTCACCCAATCCCGCTTCCAACTGCTGGTTTAATCCCTGAATTTCGAATTCGATTTCGACAGCTTTGAGGCGCAGCTGGTGATATTCGCCCTCTTCAGGCGTAAAACGTTCGAGTGCGGCATTGAGAATAAAAACGATGCCACCGCGTTTGATGGTGACGGGGACGGTGACGTCGCGAAGTTCGGAAAGGAAAGGCATAGCTGAGAAGCGAAGGAGAAGGGAGATTAAGGGGGTAGCCTGGTCACTCAAAGGGAAGTGACCAGGCTTAACTTGGCATTGGATCCGATTACTGGTGTGAGTCGTTCACACCAGGCTAGGGATGGCCCAAGCACTGCACGAAATGGAGGTGGGGTTAGGCTGTGACGACGGTTTCAACCACGGTGCCGTGGCGCTCTGCGGAAATGGAGCCCTTATCGACGCCGCCAACCTCGATGCCACGGTCGCGGCTGGAGATGAGAACCACGCAGGTGATCTTTTCCGAGCCGACTGCGGTACCGGAGGGGTAGATTTCCAATGGCACCTTTTTACGAGCGCGGATGATGCGCCCGATCTGGCGCCAGAACCAGCCGCCCGGCTTGTCCCACTTAGCGTCCGCGTTGAACGTCATGTGGTTGAGGATGTAGGCGATTTTCTTCGCGGCATCCAGCGAGTTGAAGGTCGTGATTTCTTCGTTGCCGACCTGTTCAGAGAGCTTGAACGTGGGAAGGTACTTCTGAATCTCGGTGAGTTGGGGAACGTTGGCATCATCGAGGATGCCCAGTTTGATGACGGCATCGATGCCGATTTCGAATTCCGGATTGGCCGGAGCTACGTCTGTCATTGCCATGATATTTGAGGGGGAGGGGAGAAACTAACTAGCGCGAAGGCGCGGGGGAAAAGGGGAAAAGCTGCTCGTTACTACACTACGAAGCGGCAGCGACCGCGAAAACCGCGATAGGAGTGGTTCCGGCTATCGTCCAGCGGACGCGGCGCCAGCGTTTTAGCTGGCTAGCTACCGCGCGCCTCATTTGGACGCCGCTAGCGGTCGCTGCATTGAAGACAAGGGCGTCTGCGATGGTCGCCGCGTTCGGAGCTCCTGCCTGATCGTCAGCGTGCTCGATGCGAATCGTGATGCTGGCGCCGGTACCAACAATTTTCAAAACGCTCAGAATCGCGTTGAATTTAGCAGTGGTGATTTCACCATCGACCCAGGAGCCATTTCCAGATGCGGTAATGAAGTTGTAGCTTAGGCCACTGCTTCCACCGGTGGAGAGGGTGAGTGGGCTGACTGTGTTAGCAGCTGCGCCGGCTGCATTGATAACTGTGGTGGTGGCGCCGGTACCCGTTGCCGTTGGAGCTGGTGGAGTGCTGGTGACAGGGTAGTAAGAGACATAACTACCGAGGCCCGACGTTGCCGACGGATAGAGCATCAATTCGTCCAGCGAAGGGAGGTTCGCTGTGCCACCGAGAACCCGCAAACGGTAATAACGATAGGCCGTGGTATTCGCAAACGCAAAATCATAGGAGCCATTGTCGGCGGTAACAATGTTGGTTCGCGTATCCAGAAGCACCCACGAATTGAAGTCGTTGCTGGCCTCGATTACCCAGGACTGGAATAATCCAAGCCCTGGGCTGTTGTAGATAGCCTCTCGAAACTTCACGGTATAGTGATCGACGGCAATTTCCCGCCCGGCAGTGCGACCCCAACCGACGAAAGCGTTTCCTGAGTTAGACGTTTCGCTCGTTGGTGCCCAGGCGGTATAGTTCCACTGGTTATCTCCGAACGCTCCAACGCCTCGCGCTTCGGGTGGGCCACCATTGCCATCGGAACTAGCGAAAGGCGCTCCGTCGTTATTAATTGTCCCGGTCGGAAAACTGGAACTTCCTTTGACAACGACGGCGCTATGTTGGCCACCCAGGGCGCGCTGGTTCGTCTGCAAGTTGCCTTCGGTGATTCCCAGCGCGAAATTTGCGCCGCCGTTCCATCTGTAGTTACCGTTGTCGCCCGCTAGAACGTTGAATCCGCGCACTGCACCGCTGATCGTTTCGAGGGTTGAAACGCTGCCTTTAGCGTCGAATGTGACCGTCAAAATGCCGCTGCGGTTGTCAGTTCCAGTCAGGCTACCAGTCACTACCACGGTGCGGCCAGCATAGGCGGGAAGCGCTTCGATTCCCGCTTTTATAGCGGCTCGTAGCGCGGTCGAGTTCGCATAATCGGTTAGACGAAACTCGAAAATGGGAGCCGTACCCTCACATCTCAAAGCGAGAAATTGCAGGGCATTGGTGCCGTCGAAAATCAGGTTGATGACTGCGGGGCCACCACTCGAATCGCCATGCGGCGAATGAAGGACCTGACCGTCCAAAATTCCGCTTTCTGTGGTGGCAAATCCCGCCGCCGCTGTGGTCACGCCACTGGCGGTCACGTCTACGTCGAAATCACTGGCTTTGGTTTCGCAGAAAACGGCTTCATAACCGAGTTTAAAACCTGATGGCGCGATCAAAAGGAAGTGCTTATTGCGGTTTTTTCCGATAAACGTCGCCATTTGAGCGGCGACAGTTGTATGGTCCTGACTCAAATAGCCTTCTGGTTTCACCAGGCCAGAGAGCAGACCGTAGCTGAGTTCCTCGGAAGCATCGGGGGATTGAAACGTGGTGCGTTTCAGGATTTCCCTCATATCGTTGAGGGTGATTTTGTGGTTGAGGCGGGTTTCGTCGCGGTGATCCACAAGGATGGCCGCGCCGAAACCGGCGTCAAATACCGGGAAAGCCGGTTGTGTCTGGGGCATTTTCGGTGAGAAGGGAGAGGGAATGGCTAAGCCGGGATCGGCTGCATTTTGACGCAGTAAAGAGCGCCTACGGCGTTTCGAAACGTCGTCATATCGTTGCCGACAGGTTCGAGTGAGGCGGGGATGGGAGATTCTTCACAGCATCCCTGCAAATGCCAGCCGCGTGGGCGAAGGTAGGCTTCCATCGCGGGTTTGATGCGGTTCCAGGCGTCTTTGGTGCTGCCGTCGAACAGTTCAGCGATTCGGGTGCGGGCGGCGTCGCCGCCGTAGCCCTTGCCCTGATAATTGACTTTGAACCAGATCGTGAGGGACTGGGAAGCGACTAAGCCGAAATTACGGTCCTTTGGGCCGCCCTTGATGCCCCAGGCCGTGGCCGGGAGCGAGGCGCCAGCGTCGATTCTCAGGTGGTGCAGCCCGCCAGGGCATCGCGATTGAAAGTCAGCGTCCTTTCGTAGAATCTCGGTGACGGCTTCATAGAGAGCAGCGTCAGGTCCTAGTGTCTGGGGCATTTAGGTAACGCTCTGAATCGCTTTGAGCACTTCGGCGGCGATAACTGCGCCGCACCGGTTCATGGCCCATTCCAGGGCAGGGGCCAGCATCCAGCCGCGTTCAAACTCCCAGACGTTGCCATAAGCCAGCATGGTGACCACAGCCGCGATATGGATATTCTGTTCGCGCTCATCGAGCTGTTCCATATCGGCGACCATTGCCTCGAAGTTGGCGCGGGCTTTGTCCGTGGCCGGGCTGGAGCGATAGCGCGATGGATTGCCCAGGTAGGCATCTCGCGCAGCGGAGAGCGCCTGATCGTAGTCGTCCCGTCCGGTCGCCTTCACATAGAGCGAAAGGGCCAGTGCGCGGGTGTCGCTTTCGACGTTTTTGTAACCGTCATCGAGAGCGCGTTCTAGGACCTTTTCGAGTTCATCAGCGGCGCCCTCGACAGCAGGGTCCATACGGCCAACAACGGCCTTTTGAACGGCACTGAAGTTGTTAAAAATGACTTTGACTTTGCTCATTTATTGGATTTCTTGGCAGATCGCACTCGCGAAAACTTCGAATGAGCCAGGGCGCGGTGGGATGATGACTTTCAGGCTCATTTCCCCGATCAGGAGGCGGTCGCCGGCGTGAATCAGGTTCGCGCCGATTTTGGCAGCAAAAGTGACACGGTACGGAACCACAACTTCCACTTTATCGACGATAACGGTCTGTTTTCCGTCGCCGGTGCGGTTTTCGGTAAGGGAGCAGCGCAGCGTAGCGATTTCGGTTTCGTCGGGCTGCGCACCGCCATAGATGGACGCGGTTGTGTTGCCGTAGCCGAAATCGAGGTCAGTCACTGGCTGTTGGGCCGGAGCGGTCGCCTGTCGAAAAACTCTCGCAGTTGTGGGCAAAAACCCCTGCACGCTGGTACCCAGGCCGGGATGAACCATCGTAAGTGCTTCGTAATTAATGGGCATTTCGGGATTTAGCAGCGAGAATAACCGTCAATTCGGCGAGGAAAGTAGGTCTTTCCCGTCGGCGCTGTTTCCTCGACCGGCGCGGGCGCTTCAGTGGTCACGCTGACCATGCTGAGCAAAAGTTTGGCGCTGGCCAGATAGGAAGCTGCCAGCTTATCGCCGTCCGTTTCGAGTTCGAGAGTTTTGATGACCTTCTGAACGTGAGCTTCGCTGTTGGCTATCGAGGTCAACCGGAGCGCGGCGGCCACGATGATGGAGCCGTTCGAATCTTCCAGGTCACTCACATACGAATCATCGTCGAAGATGATATGAGGAGCTCCCACGCGGTCCCGCACTTTCGCGACCTTGCGAAGGATGGGGTCCGCGTGGTTTAGATCGGTCGTTATAGCCATTTACTTGGCTTTTTTAGTCGCTTTGGGTTCGGAACCCGCTTCGACAGCGGTTTCCCGCGTTACTTCCATCGTCAAATCGGCGACTTGTTTGTTCAGCTCATCGATCTGCTTGTTTAGTTCGACCATAGACTGCTCAAAACTGGCGGAAGCGGCTTTGAGCGTGTCGTTTTCCTTGGTCCCGGCTGCGAGCTCGTCTTCCAGATTCGAAATGCGAATGTTGCGCGCATTCAGGCTATCCAGAAGCCGAAACAGAATTTCTGAGGGCGTTTCAGGCTCTTCGCCTTCGGTCGGTTCGAGTCGATACTGCAACAGTGCAGTTTCGAGATCACTCGAAACGGATTCATTTTCGCCATCGCTTTCGACCATGTTCTCCTGCAGGTGGTTGAACAGCCTGGTCAGAAAATCGGTGATGCGCTCGGTCTGGTGGACGTGGACCGTCTCTTGGTCACGCGCAGCTGCACCAGTCAGCGGCGGAGCGGGATCAGCATCGATGCCCAGGAATTCAGCCAGGGCATCACGCGCTGCACCCAGCCCAGCGAAAGCAAGTGCTTTACGCTGGGCCTTGTGAAATTCAGTGGCCATGATTAGCTGACGGGAGCTTCGTAACCGGCAGGGACGCTGTAAGCGCCAGCGCCGATCTGCATGACGAGAGCACCCACGCGGTTGTTGCCGCCGAAACCGGTGTGACGCTGGAATTGACGCTCCTCGTAAGGAGTATCCGAACGGCGGGGTAATTCGAAAAAGCCCTGAAGGCTGGCTTCCTCGTGTTCGCGCTGCGCCAACGCTTTCTGTCCGTTAGCACCGAAAGGAACGGCGATGAGGTGGGTGTCTGGAAGCGTGGGCCATTCGACAATCCACACATTTTCGACCTTGCCTTTTACGATGCCGGGCGTATCCTGGGTGAGGGTGGCCACGAGGAACGATTCGTTCAGACTGGGGAACAAATCCCAGTCGGGCGGTTCTTTGAAGCCGGTGAGATTCTCAACATCGTCAGTTAGAGCGGTTGGAATCAGAGCCATGACGGCGGCTTCCGCGCCTCCATTCTCCGGATGCTCGATGAGGTCTTTACGGATAGCGCGGAACGGGTTTGCAGCGTCAGAAATCGCGGCAGCCTGGAACAACAGATGGTTGTCGGTGGTTCCGGCCTGCTGGCCCATGCGGATGAGGTATTCCTGGGCGTCGCCGTTGGCGAGAGGGTAAACCGTGAGTTCACCGTGTTCGGGATCATCGAATTTGTAGGTGGTATTGGCGAAAATAGCGATGAGCAGCTTTTCGGCCAACCAAACTTTATCAGCGACCAAAGTGGCATAGAGCCAGTCGTTGACGTCCTGCACCTTCAACTTTTGAGATGCAACGTAGTTTGCGCCCCAGGCGTCGCCGCCGCTCATAATTGGGAAAGCGACGTCGTAGAATCCGGCTCCGCTGGTGGCGCGAGCGCGGCCATTGAGATCCAAATCCTGCAACTTTTTCATGGCGACGCTGCGGAACTTGAACTTGAATTTGGTGGTTTTTTCCGAAAACAAGCCCAGCATAGCGTCAAGCTGACGGGTGTGTTCGGCGACCGTGGCGCGAATAGCGCGGTCGATAATGGGGATATTCTGCTCAGTGACCGGCTGATTCATCAGGTCGGCGTGCTGGAGAAATCCGTACTGGATTGGCTGAGGCATTTCTTATGGGGAAACTGTCTGGAACACTTTCAGCGGTCGATTATTCGACCGAAAGGGCCTTATTGTAAGGCAGGCCATGCAGCTGGCCTTTGAGAGGGATTACGCGGCCCACGCGGATGGTGACGGTACCCGGATCGGTGCTGAGGTCGCCGTCGTTGTCGAGGTAGATGTCGGTATCGAAGTTGATGCCGGTGAAGTTGTATCCACCCACAACGCCTTTGCGAATTACGGTACCGGGCAAATTGCCCTGCGTCTTTTTGATCAGAATGCCGTACACGCGGCCATTCGGGGCAGTCGTGGCCAAAGCACGATTGATCTTGCCTGTAGCTGGAACCAGCTTGACCGGACCCGGAGAAAGGGGAACGGAGAGATCGGGGGTGTCCTGAAGATTCGATTCGATAATTCGAAGTGCCTTCGGGTCAACGAGGGGTATTTTTCCCATGTCTTATAAAAATGGTGTGGCAAGTGCCACTGAGGGATTCTGGGGAAGCAACCGGCTTAAAAGCCGCGTCGCATTTCACGCTGAGCGCGTCGCACTGCGGGAGTGGTCGCATCGATGCCGGTGTTTCTTCCAGCGTCATTTCCACCGAGATTCGGCGCCGTCGCTTTTTCGACGTAATGCGGCTTTTTCTCAACCAGGGTTTTAACGGCCTCGGTTACGCCCTGTGGTTCACGCTGCTCGTTGAATGTCACAGCGCTAAAATCGCCCAGGGCTATAGCGTCATCGATGGCGGTAGGGTGTAGCTTGACACCGAGGTCGGTCGCCGCTTTTTCGACGGCAATACGCAAACGCGCCTCATTTCCGGCCTTGATTTCAGCATCGAGCGCGGTCTGGTTAGCGGTAGCCGCCGCTTCAGCAGCTTCGGCACGCTCGCGCTCACGCTCGGTTTCGGAAAGCTGCGCTAGGCGGTCGGTTTCGGCTTGCTGAGCTCGCGTAGTTTCTGCGGCTTCGAGATCGTCAAGACGCTTCAATTTTGCGGCGAGCTCTTCCGGCGTCAAATCAGGCGTTTCGACTGTGGTTTCAGTAGTTACATCGCTGTTTTCCGTTGGCGCCGTTTCGATGTTGGTGGTTGACGCGGCAGCTGCATCGGCAGCGGCCTGTGCGGCATCGGCGGCGGCTTTTTCTTCAGGTGTCATAGAGGGTTATAGCGTTTTAGGGGTCAGAGTGGACAAAAAGGGGGTTGAGGGGGAAGAAAGCGCTTAATTTGCGCTATTGGTGGAAGTGGTTGAGGTTGCGTCTGCGTTGGCGGCTATGGCAGCGACTGTGAAGGATTTCCAGATAGGAGCGACGCGGGAATCCTCGTTGAGGCGTGGGCCTGAAAGCGAACCAAAGCGGTTTTGGATGCGGGCCGCGATGCGAAAAACGTCGGTGATGCCTTGTCCGTATGACTCCTTTCGGTTATCGACTTTGGCATCGAGCGGGCCATCCTGGGCTTGTAGGGTTTCGGCGCGAGCTACTTGACCGGTCATGGTTAAGCGGGAAACGGGAGTCGAACTCACCATACCGATGAACGCAATTGTCTTTTCAATGCCGTTCAGCATGCCACTGGTATCGGCGCCATCGACGGCCTGGGCAAAGAATTCGTCCTTTTTCGCTTTTGGCGAACCGATCCAGGATCCCACTGCACTCACAATTTGTTCAGGGTCCCAACCGGCGAAGAGCCAGGTGCGGAACGCGGTTTCATCATTGGCGATGAGGAAATCGAGATACAGCTTGTTGAGAGCTCGCTGAATACGTTGAGCGTTTTTGGCTTCGGCGCGTAGTCGGGGCGTTTTGAGATGAACGACCGGAATGCCCATTGGGCGTCCATCGACAGTCACCCAGGGCTCTGGCCAGGACCGCTGCTCCCCAGTGGAAAGGTCTGTTTCGTAGAGCGGCATCCAGCCAGCTTTAGCATCGAGATAGTAGCGCTCGATCTGGTCCGGGCGGTAGACCGTGATTTGCTTTTGCTTTTGGCCCTTGTCGTTGGTCTCCGTCGAACGCTTCACGGCGTACAGCGGTCGGCGCGATGTATCATTGCCAGGGTAGGCCATCCATATCCCGAAACCATCGCCTTCCGTGCCTTCAAAGAGCGTATTCGGGTCGGTGTAACGTTGGTGTGGGATGAGTTCGACTTCGCCCTGCTGGTCGCCGCCTTGGGCATTCCAGTTGACTAGGATGAAGTGTTCGCCATCGACACCGGTTTCTTCCCAAACATCCGACTGTTTGGTCCGCATTCGAGAATCGTCCCAGACTTCTTTCGCCCACTCCAGATAGCTGGTGTCTGGACAATCGAAATCTTCGATCTTGAGCTTTTCAGTCACGGCCATGGTTACAGCCTGGGTGAAGTTGAGGCTGGGTTGATCGTCAGAGTCGTCACCCAAAAACTCTTTGAGTCGTTCAGTGAGCTTGACTCCATGATCGCCTTCGTGGAAAGCACGACTTTTGAGAATCGTGCGCTGGCGCTTCGCTTCAGCTTCGCTGATGGTCAAAACGTCTTTGAGAGCAGAGGGCACTAACAGCCCGAGGGAGAAATCTAAAGTCACGTCGCGAGAAATGTAATCCTGCACGGCTTGCGCGCCGCGCTGGACGCGTTGGAAGGGTCGCCGGAGGCGCTCAGATAGCGCTTGAAGAAACGGCATAGGGTAAATTTGAAAGGGTGAACGACGACAATCTTGTAATGGGCGAAGAACTTCGAATAATGCGGCCATCAATAAATGGAATGGCAGCCAAACTCCGAAAGGAATTTCCTCACTTGAATCGGCGCGAGCGGAAAATCTTGGCTCGAATCCGGGCTTGGAAGCCGACTAGCGACGAAACTTTATTACCTTCGCCTTGCGTGATTCCTGCTTTTGCAGAAGATGCGTAAAGGTTTGATCCGGTGCGGCACATAGGGCGAAACCATCGCCATCGTCAGGAGAGCGCCCGTGATCTTTCTTGAACTCGTCTTTGCCCACCAGTTGCTTCACGGTCAAACCTTCCTGACGTCTGGTGACCCATTTGTAAGTGCGCTCACACAAATCCGGCTCAAGGTTTTTCGGCGCGTTCTCGATGCGCAGCGCGGCGAGTCTTGCGCCCGCCAGGTCGTAAATCTCGGTCGCTATGTCCTCATATTTCGCCCGGTTATCCGCGCTCGGTGAACCATTGAACACCACTTCCAAAACTTTGAACTCTTCAAAACGGTCGAGGAGCGTGCGATTATTATGGAGAGCGGTAATCAGGTCGCTACCCCAGCCACCTGTGCCATCGATGCGCACATGCAGACTCATCGGCTTCTGGCCGGGCGGCGCAGCCTCATAAATCCGCAAAGCGGCTTCCTGAATCGCGCCAGCGTATTCGTCGCCATCAAGCTGGAAAAACTGAGCTTCACGCCAGATCACGCCGCCGTACTCGATATAAAGGGTGCCGTAGTCATTGCCCCAGCGCGACACGTCCACGCCCATACGGATCTTGCTGAAGTCGATATAGGCGAGTTCCGACAAATCGCGCTTGGTGGCCGCTTCGAAACGCCCAACCGGGATGATCGTGTTTCCCGCTCCAGATTCGGGCGGGACGCCCAGAACGCGGAACAAATACTCGTCGTTGGGCAGGAAGATCGTGCCCGGAGGACGCACCTCGTCGCCGAAATTCACCTCGAAAGGGAGAGTGAAGGTGTACTTGTCGCGGTTGTGGCGGGGCACGATTTCGACGTTTGGTGATCCGCCGTCGCCTTCCATCATCGAAGCGACGTAAGTGCGCTTCACAGCGCCGGGAATCACGTCATAGCCGTTCACCACGTTCGGGTGAGAGTGAGACGATATCCGAAACGACTGGCAAGTCGAACGCTTGCGGGCGTGGTAGAAATCCGAAGTGCGGGTTTTTGGGTTGGCCAACATCAACACGATGCCGATACCGCCCGAAAGCATGGTTTTAATCGCTTTATAGACGAAACCCGCGACGCCTTCAGCTTCATCCAGGATGAACATGAGGAACTCGCCGTGTTGTCCCTGAACGCGCTCAGAACCTTTGCCGCCATTGTCGTTGGTGGCGCGGCCCTGGGCGAAGTGGTTTTTAGCGGCTTCGATGTGCAGGTCGGTGAGGACGCCCGGAAAGCTCGCGTTCCCCGCTCGATCTGTCCCGATTTCCTTCCAGAGAAGGTCGCGAATTTGATCTTCTGTAGGAGCGAAGGTGTAAATGATGCTCGGCAGGAAGCAGTCGAAGAAATGTGAGAAAAGTCCGGAGGCGAGTTTGGTTTTTCCCACGCCGTGGCCAGCTTCGACCCGGATTTCGTTTTCAATCGTTTCGCCAGGCTTCCACCACTGCAAATCGGCGGGAGCGATCTCGCCTTTGTTGTACTCTTCGCGCTCTACCTGTTGACGCAGCGCCAGCTCGTAAGCGCGAATCACTTCGACCTGTCCGGGCTCTTCTTTCGTCCCAGACCAAGGTTCCCAGCCCAGGACGTCGCGAATGTAGCCCAGCGCGTCGAACTTGTATTTTTCGGCTCTGGCCTTCTGGGCGGGCGTCAGGCCGGTGGCCGGGCCAAACAGTTTGAGGGCGAAAGCAGCGGCTTCAGCCTGTTTCTCAGGTGGAAGCTCCAGAATCTTCGCCACGATTTCTTCGCGTGACAGCATTCATTTGGGGTGGTTTATTTTGAGAAAAGCGGACCAGGACGTAAAACCGCGCAGCTGGAGATGGAACGGCAGGAATAGGAACGAGAAGCGCTCAGCAAACCACCTGCAGGACGTTGGGTGGCGATGGTACCAGGGCGCCATCAGCGCCGACAGAGAGGGATAAAGCCCGCAGTAAAGCCTGAACTTCATTTCGTTTTAGTCAGCGAAAAGGTGTCAGGGATCCAAGCACCGTTCAAATTCTCTTTGCCGATGATGCGAACTCGGTCGCCATCATGAATCGAAGTGAAGGTTTTCTGATCGACCATTACTTCAGCCGTCCCCAAAGCATTGCCGACACCTAAGCCAAAATACTCTGGAATAATGTGCTGCACCATCGCTTTGCCCGCAGGTCGCCATTCGGTGCGCTGCGCCCGGTGAATATGGGCGTAAACAATGGCTTTAGTCCGGAGTGGCACATCTTCGGGGCTTATCAGCCAGCATAAAAGGCCGAAAAAGATGAAGCTAGCTAGCGTTTTTAAAAATATATTCATTGCCGTTGATTTCGCCTTTCGGCGTTTCGTGCTTCATGCCTCTGCCAAATTTCCTCAAATGCCGCTTCAACAGCATCCGCTTTGGCTGACTCGATCTGAGCTTTATGGAGAGCTTCACGGGCTTCTTTGGCCTGTTTTCGAGCGAGACAAAGGCAGTCCACAAAGGCGGTGTCTGAAATGATATCGTTCATCATTTCCCTGCTTGTTCAGGGAGTTCGTTCGGATCGACGCCTAGCAAAGCGGCCAGTGATTCGCGGGCGTTGACGTTGAGAGTGCGCTTGTTGGTGAAAACTTCGCCCACTTCCTGAGCGATTTGTTTGAGCAGGTCGGCGCAAAGGACCGTGTTGCCCTGTTCCTTCGCCGCATAGTAGAGTTCGCGCAGTTCGCCGACTCGAAAGCCTTTATGAGCCGCCACGTCGCCCATGGCGTCGTTCATCAGCGCTTTCCTGAATTCTTCATAGAGATCGCGCCACTGCTTGGCTAATTTCGGGTTCTCGGGATGGTAATGCCATATCTGCTGGCGGTCGAGGTCGAGCTTGAATTCGGTTTTGACGCTCTTGATGATCTGGGGGACCTTTTTTGAGCGCGCGAACTCAGCCATGATAAATGTTTGTTGCTCTGGGGTAAGTGCGGCCATAGGGGCGATTTGTCAAAAGACAGTCAAAAAATTGGTGCGTATAAAGACCGGTTAATGCCGGCTGATTTGTGCACAATCAGCCGGCCCGGTGGCGCTACCCTTCACTGTCTCATCGCACCGCAGCGCGCTTGGCCCAGGAGAGGAGGTCCCGCCGATCTTGTTGCCCAGGGCAACAGAGAAAATCTCTGTTGCCCTGTGTCTCTGTGTTTAGTGGTTGCAGCCATCTGTACCGCAGCAAATCGTGGCGACATCCACGTCGTCAAATATGGGCGCGCAGTTCGCGGCCTCGACCAGCTTCGCGGTACCACCGGCGCTACTGAGTGCGCCATATCGGCGCGTTACGCCGATGAACTCTTCGACGTCGTGCGGTCTCATCGCGAAAATCGGCTTCCCGGTTTTCTTGCTGAACTTCGGAAAACCGAACTCATCTTTCGCCTGTCCGCAATGATAAAGCTCATGCTCGATGAGTGCGCAAAGCGAACCAGGCGAGCATTCGAGCATGTAATTGGCGTCCAGCGTGATGATGAACGTCGGAACGATTCCAAAAAATCGCCGCTGATGCCACTCAGCGAGCGCGCCGGCCCAACCCGGTTTCGGGCGGGGCATCTGCGCAGTTCCGACGACGCGTTTACCCTGTTTTTTGTTTTCCGCCGACGTCAATAAAATGCCGATGGTCGCGAATCTCAGATGGGAATGGTCGCTATTGTGGAGACGAGTTTCATCTTCAATGAACTGATACCGAATCCACTGAGCCCACTCAGCCGACGCCATGAACGAATTGTGAAGCCCGACGACTTCGCCGGGCAAAGCCGGGCACCAATCGGCGCCCATTTCTTCGGCGATGCGGTAGTTACTCGCCATTGCGCTGGCGCGTGGCTTCGCGGGCCTGACGCTGTGCCTCGGTCATGAAGTCACCGATCTCTGGCTTCGCTTCGAAAATACCGAGTGACGCCGGTTCAGGATGATTGAATTTCTTGAGATGGTCACGGAAACCGCGAACCACTTCAAGACCCAAAAGCCGCAACGACTCATAGCCCAGACCGAGAAGGTTGCAGACGTGCTGCCCCTCGAAAATCGCAGTTTCCGCTTGTTCCAGCCGTTTTTCGACGCGGTTCATGCGCGCCCACAGGCGCCAAATGAAGGCGAAAAGGCCACCGATCACGGTGGAGACGATGAGCGTCAAAAGTTCCAGCACAGCGTTATCCATCGTTTTTCACGACCTTGTTCGCGTAGATGATCTGGCGAGGGTTCGCGGCATCATCGAGAAAATTGCCGCCTTCGGTCGCAGTTTCATCGACTCGATAACCGGCGCGGGCCAGGTGAAGGCGCAAAGGCGCTTTATCCAGAAGCGTCCCGGCCCAGGTCCCCAAAATCGGTTTGACCGCCTGACCGCTCGCGTTCCAGGCGCCTTCGATCACGATGGCATTCGGAACGCTCACGGCGGCCTTGCCATCCAGCGCCAGCAACAAGACCGGAGTTTTCTTAACCAGCCCCTTCAAATCCCTGATGGCAGCTTCGACGCCGGCGCGAAATTCGGTGCAGACCTGGGCGGGCGATTTTTCAGGGGAGTAAGGCAGCTTGCAGATATCCCATTTGCCCTTCTGCTTGATATTTCGATTCTTCTGCACCTCACCGTGCATCAGCACATTTTGAGGATTTACAGAGATATCGTAGGTCATGCAGAGATAGGCCACCAGGTAAGTGAAGGTCTGCATTTGGTCCGCTTTAATCGGATATTTTCCAGCGTTGAATGGCGACTCGCTAGCACCTCCACCCATGCCCGTCACCGAAACGCCGATAACGGCTTTTCCGTTGAAGGCGTTGAAGTGCCAGCAATGTGGGGCATAGTTCCGCAGCGGCGGTA